AATTGGTATCAATACCAATCCTCCTACAGAAGCCTTAGATATCACTGGATCGTCTAGAATTGGCACAAATGTGCTGGTAACTGGTACTGCTGCAACCATAGACAACATAATTTTAAATACTTCCGGTACTGTGACGTCCACTGTGGGTCCTATTATTATTTCACCTACTGGGGCGGATGCTTATGTTCAATATGGAAAAGTGTTAACTCCTGAATTTGAAATTAAAGATAATCGAATTAGAGGATTAGATACTAATTCAGATATCACATTAGATACCAGTGGTACAGGCAAGGTTGATATTTTAGCCAGCACAGATATTGCCGGCAACCTAGCAGTTACTGGAAATATACAATCAACTGGCAATGTTAGATTAGATGGTCAATTTATCATAGGTGATAGTCCTTTAGATACAATTGCTATTGCTCCTGATTTTACACAAAGTATTTTGCCTGGACTAACAGATACCTACGATTTAGGTACAGCAGTTAAGAGATGGAGAGACCTTCACCTCTATGATATGAACGGTGCTGATGCAGTTACCACACAAAATTTATTCATTAGCGAACAAGTACAATTTAGTAACACTAATACTATTTCAACACTGCAAAGCAACGATAATTTAATTGTGTCTTCTGCTAGCGGTGTTGTTAGAATAGATGATATTTCTATAACAAAAACGTCAACAATTGGCCTATCAAGAAAAAAATATGCAGGAGATGCTGATCTAGATTCACAGTGGTTTGCTGGAAAAACTCCAGTTGAAACAACGGTTCTTACAGCAGGCATTATCCAAGGTGTCGACAATTTTACAAGTCCTGGTAGCTTAACTCCTTTTAGTTTTTTGTATACTGGATTCTTTCTAGCACCAACTACTGCCACATATACATTCACAATATTTGCCGACGAGAAAGCATACATTTGGTTGGGCAACTATGCCACAGCAGGATATACAAATGCAAATGCCAATGCCTACAGTGATTACTTTACTTCGCATACTGGCACTTTTTCTGTTCCGCTAACAGCAGGACAATTTTATCCAATAAGGCTGCAATGGTCAAATTTAGGCGGTCCTGGAGATCTTACAACGTTCACGTGGGCAAATGATGCAGGCCAAGCAACCACAGCAGATTTTACAGGTAGAGTTTTCACAGAACCATCAGCCGCAGGTGTTCAAGCCAACACAATTACCAACCTAACAAATGGTGCGCTTACTCTAAGTCATACAGGTCAAGGCTATCTAACCATCAACGATACCAATGCTTTTAGAATTCCATTCGGAACCACTGCTGAACGCACTGCCTATGAAGTTGGTGCAACTCGTTGGAACAGCGAAATAGGCTATATGGAATGTTTCGACGGCGGAGTTTGGCAAGTGGCTACTGGTGGTGGTATTGTTATTACTGCACCTATCATGGAAGAACTTGGCCACGTTTACACTCTCATCTTCGGCTAATTAGCCAATTGAACTAAATACTTGTAATTGCAGCTAACGACCAATTTGCTGCAGGATTCGACTGTGGTAAACCAGCAGAGAGCGCAAGCTGAAAATTTGGTTATCGGTGAAACACCGGGTATATAGGAGAGCACATGGCTATTGGTCGTATTTCCGGTCCGCTCTTAAAGTCAAACTTGATTCGTGACGGAGTCAATTTGGCCTTTGAGACGAACCTTCTTTATCTTGATGTTGTTAACTCTCGCATCGGTATCAACACGGCTGCTCCTCAATACCAATTAGACGTAGTCGGCACAGCCCGTACTACAGATCTCGAAGTTCTAAATCAACTAGACATTGGAAATTTTACCATCACGGGTAACACTATTTCTAGTGATCTACCAACCATAAGTTTTGTTGCATCTGGTGGTGAAGCTACAGCCTATCATTCTAGACTGGTAGTCAACGACATAGAACTCAGCGGCAACAAGATTTCTACCACAGCATCCAATGCCAATCTAGAATTAGATCCTAGCGGCACAGGCAAGGTAGATATACAAAGTGCTACAGACATTACGGGTAATCTACTGGTAAACGGTAACATCACTGCAACTGGTGATATTACCATAGGTGGTAATCTTACTATTGGTGATGCATTAACTGATACCATCACTATCAACGCCAGCATACGCAGCAGCCTAATCCCAGAAACAGATAACACATATGACCTAGGCTCATCGTCATACAAGTGGAGAGCAATTTATACACAGGGTATTTTTGCCACAAATTTAAGTCTAAGCACTTTCGATATCGGTAACATACATTTAGAAAATAATGCTATTACCACAACTGGTGGTACAGACCTTGTAATAGATCCTAGCGGAACCGGCAATTTAGTAATTGGTGATTTCCACATTAGAGGTAACTCAATTACCAATGTGGCAAACAATAGTATTACAGAACTATCGCAACAGGGTAGTGGTTATTTTAAAATTGCAGGTACAAATGCTTTTGTTGTACCGCGTGGTACAACAGGCGAGCGTCCAACTGCTTATGCTGTTGAAGGCATGACTCGTTATAACACTGATGCAAAAGCATTGGAAATTTGGGACGGCCTACAGTGGTCTAGTCCTGCAGGTACAATTGGTGCTGTATCAGAAAGTACAGCCAACGACATTGCAATTAGATTTGCATTGACACTAGGATAACACAATGCCAACCACATTCAAACACGCAGTCAACTCAGGCATAGGAACAACACCAGTAGATGTGTTGCAGATTCCTGTGGGATTTAGAGCAACAGTAATCGGATGCAATATTGCAAACTCAACAGAATACGACACAGTCAGCGTTGATGTCTATGTAGTCAGTGATGATAGCACTCCGGCATATTATGTTAGGGGTTTAGCAATACCGCCAAACTCAGCAGTAAAAATTATTACCAATGGTGAAAAATTAATTTTACCAGAAACATCAGGATTGAGAATTGTCAGCGATACCGCAAACGGTGTTGACACAGTGATCAGTTATGTGGAATTATCTTAAGGACTAAATTATGGCAAACAACTATTATCTAGGTAATGATCCGCAAACTGCACTGGGAGCTACTCCAAGATTTTTTTACGGACTGAGAAAAAATGAAAACGGCAGCTTGTTCCTAGAGCGCAGTGATCAAACCAAGGGCAATGATTCAATTCAACTAAACAGTCCTGGACTAGAAGAAGAAAACTACACAGATTTTGAAGTAGGAGTTGATTTTTTTGAAGGCATTGATGTCAATCACAATCCAGTCTATGATAATTTAAGATATCAGCAATATAGATGGGATGATAGAGCATTGTTCTATTTTATCAACGACGAAGGTGAATTGGTAGTAAGAATAGGCAGCGGTCACACCTACGACAACGGCGCATCAGAGGGTTAATGTAAATCATGGCAGAATTCAAACTTAGTAGATTCAAATATACATGGCACGGAGAATGGACTCCGGGTGCTAGATACAATCCCGACTATGTGGTCAGCTACGGCGGCAAAGTATATGTCAGCTTAGAAACACATAATTCCAACACCAACTTCTATGCTGATCTAGACTACTACAACAACGACAGTCCACCCCTGTTGGTTCCTAAATGGGAATTAATAGCAGACGGAGTTAGCTGGCTGGGAGATTGGACCAACAGCACATACTTCAAACGAGGTGACACGGTCAAATACGGCGGAGTGGTATATCTCTGTGTAACAGGGCATACTTCAAGTCCAGCCATTATATACGATGCCGAGGGAAATGTAGTATCTTCTCCAGGTTTAGCAGCCTTTGCTAGCGATACTGTAAACTGGACAGTGCAGGTTAGTTCACAAGACTGGAAAATCGATTGGGCTGTCAATACCTACTACAAGATCAATGATGTTGTGAGATATGGAGGTATTGTATACCGTTGCGTAGACTCACACCTGTCAGCAGCTGACCTTGCTGGAGGACTTGAGGGTAGTCAAGCACAGTGGGCGGTGGTATCACTGTCAGACGATTGGCGCGGCGACTGGACCATAGACACACGATTCAAGGTCAATGACGTTGTAAAATACGGCGGCAATGTCTATAAATGTCAGTTAGCACATACATCTGCATCTAATGCTGCTGACGGGCTACCGGCCGATCAAGCTAAGTGGGCGTCATTGCATGTTGGAGTGGAATACAAAGGTTCCTGGACCGCATCACAAATATACAAGTTAAATGATGTGGTAAAATATGGATCATATCTATATGTGGCCACAGTCTTTCACACAAGCGGATTAGATTTTGATTCTATACATTGGAGCGTGTATTGTCCAGGACAAGAATATGATGTTGTATGGACAACAACCACAGTATACCAAGCAGGCGATATTGTCAGCTACGGTGGAAATCTTTATGCAGCCATAGAGGCAAACACTAATCAAAATCCAGCTGTCATACTGTCAGCTTGGGAATTGCTATTTGAGAATTCAAGAATTAGAGGCGATTGGACACAGATTGAATCTTATAAAATTGGAGATGTTGTCAGAAGAGGCGGGAATGTCTATCTTGCACATCAAGACAGCGTAAATCAAGATCCCGATTTTTTAAATGATGACAGTACCACCAATGAGGACTATTGGGATCTAGTGATTCCCGGTGTAAGATGGCGAGGTGTTTGGAGCCAAGATCAAATTTATCTTGCAGGCGACACCGTGGTATGGGTGGCCAGTTCATATCGTTGCCTGGACAAACACCTATCAAGCCAAACTAATAGACCAGATGATGACGGTGAAGTGGGTTCTACTCTAGAAGGTAGATATTGGGCAAAAATTACCGACGGCAACAAGATCAACCGCATGAAAAACATAGGTGATCTAAGAACATTTGGCCCCACAGATGACGGCAGCACAGTGGGCTACAAGGCTTTAGAAATTGGCACACAGGGATTGACTTTGGGTGTAATTAACGGTGAACCTCAGTGGGATCCTTTGGCCAGCACAGAAAAAGTATACTATGTGGCAGAATTCGGCGAGGATCTACCAACTGCCGGCACTAGCCCTCAAAATCCATGGCGTACAGTGAGATATGCCTGTGAGAATATCACAGGCTATGCTACAGTATTTGTTAGAACCGGAGTATTTGATGAGATACTTCCGATTCGAGTTCCTGCATTTGTGGCCATAGTAGGAGATGAACTTCGCAGTACTGTGATTCAACCTGCCAACACAGTGCTGACCAATGACTACATATTGAGAATACTGGCTGCTGCAGATTATGTCAAGACCATGTTGAATTGGATTATTAGAGAATTACCTGTAGGCGATCCAGTGTTGGCTATCGGGTCTGTTGTACGCGGCACTATTGCGCAGGATTTTTCAGGCACACCTGCCACATCCAACGAAGTGTTGATCACAACTTCATTGTTGGATCAATTTGAAACAAGACTAGAAACAAGTAATCCGGCCAGCATCAATGGTACCAACGCTATTACGGCAGATGCGGCACGACTTGCGGCTAGAGCACAGATAGTAGCCAACAAAAATTTTATAAAAAATGAAACTACATTATATATTGATGCAGAATTTGATGATTCAACAGGAGCATTGGGCACTGAATCTCCAAGATGGAGCACAGATCTAGACAGGATATTAGATGCGGTGATCTATGACATAGCCTATGTTGGCAATTATAAAACCATAGAAGCTGCTAATTATTTTTTATGTGCCAGCGACTATGATGTCAACAAAGTTCAAAACATGTTCTTGATGCGTGATGGAACAGGACTAAGAAACTGCACACTAAGAGGTCTTAGTGGAACACTTGGTGCACAAAGCATACTTGGTACTCGCAGACCAACTGCCGGAGCATATGTTTCATTGGATCCAGGTTGGGGAGTAGCAGACTCTACAGCTTGGGTAGGAACAAAATCACCGTATGTACAAAACGTATCAACATTTGGCACAGGCTGTATTGGCTTTAAAATTGACGGCGACCTACATGCCGGCGGCAATCAAACCATGGTTGCCAACGACTTCACCCAGATTCTTTCGGACGGTATAGGAGTATGGTGTAACGGAACAGGTAAGTCAGAGTGTGTGTCAATTTTCACATACTACAATCACATAGGCTATCTCTGTACCACTGGCGGAAAAATTAGAGGAACCAACGGCAACTGTTCATACGGAACATTTGGCGCAGTATCTGAAGGATTTGATTTGGCAGAAAGTCCAATCGAAGCCACAGTAAACAATCGATACTATGAAGCCTCTACCTATCAGACCTTGGTGGACAACAATGGCGGATTAATGAAATTGTTTTATTCACATGCTGGAAATGAATATACCACAGCTACTGCATCAATTCTAGCAGCCGGCACGGGAGGTGAATTTGCATTTGACGATATCAGAGATGGAGCTGTATCAGAAATTAGAATTACCAATCTTGGTGACAGCTCAGCAGAAGGAGGCAGCAGTTATTTGTTTGCTACTAATACTGCTCAAAGTGGCACAAACAGAATTATTGTGCTTGCAGGATCTGATGTTAATCTACGTACATCATATCTAGGTGTACGCATAGTTATTAGTTCTGGAACAGGCGTAGGGCAGTATGGTTATATAGCGGAATATGAATATGCTAGCAAAACAGTAACGGTTGGCCTAGAAAGACAGCCACAGGTGTCTGCCACACAGACATTTAGTATTGGCAATCTAATACAGTTGACCAGTGCTAGTCACCTATCACTGGGCGATCCGATTGTCTTCGTAGGCACTAAGTATGGAAACATTGTGGACTACACAACATACTATGTTAAAACCATTGATACTGCCACAAATAGAATCACAATTAGTGCATTGGCAGATATCAGCACCACATTTGGTTTGGTCAACGGGGTGCCAACTGGGGGCAACGACGCTATGGTTGTGCATTGTGTGGGTTGGCAGCATTTTGTAGAAGGCACTCCTATACTGGCATTGCTTGATACTTCTACTAACTATTTCATAGAACCGAGACTCACATTCAGCAGTCCAGGATTTTCTACTTCTAGCTCAACCTTGCCCGCTAACAGACAATGGACCAGTATAGCTTCCAATGCCAACAGATATGTTGCAGTAGCTCTGGACACTGCCGCAACTGCCTACTCGGCCAACGGCACAACATGGCTTGCAGGAGCTCTTCCTACTAGTGCGTTGTGGACCAAGATCAAATATGTTGGCGGAGTGTTCATGGCCTTTGCATCTGGCGGCCAAGCAGCTAGAAGCACTGATGGTATTTCATGGTCGGCAATGACAATGTCATCCACTGCAGAATGGCGAGATGTGGCCTATGGGGTTATAGGCTCCGTGGGCACATGGTTGGCCGTGGCTGGCGGTAGCAACAAAGCTGCTAAGTCAACTGACGGCATTAACTGGTCAGCCTTTAATCTTCCAGAGGGAGCAGATTGGAATGCAGTAGTTTATGGCAAAGGCAAATTTGTTACCACTGCTGCCAGTGACTCCAGCGTAACCGGTGCTGCATTTGCCTATACCAATGCCGCAGCTACCGCTTGGACACAGGGTACGATTCCACAAGGCAGTTATTCATTGGCCTATGGAAATAATAGATTTGTAGCACTATCCGGAGGATATGCTGGAGCCACTGAAGTATCAGTGAGTTTTGACGGTATAACCTGGACAGAAGGAACCATACAAGCACAAGATTGGCGTGCAATTACCTATGCTCAAGGAGTATTCTTAGCAGTGGCCACAGGCACAGCGGTGGCTGCCACATCCATAGACGGTAAAATTTGGGAATATCAAACACTAGGTGCTTCAGGTCCTTGGTGCGCCATAGGATTCAGTAACATTACCAAGCCAGGCAAATTTATAGTAATAGGCGGCCTTACAGAAAATTCAGTAGCCGGTAGATTGATCAGCACAGGAAAAACTGCACAAGGCCGAGCACAAGTGGTAGCTGGTAGAATTTCATCCCTGTATCTTTTCGAACCTGGCAGCGGGTATACATCAGCCCCTGCATTGGTTTTCACAGATCCCAACAACAGCGCAGAAGTTTCCACAGCAGTGAGAATTTCAAACGGAGTTCTAGGGCCGCCCACCATTGTAACCGCTGGTACAGCCTATGAAACGTTGACTACTACCACAACTATCACAGGCGACGGCTACAGAGATCAATATCAAACAGGCAGTTCATTGGTTATAGATGGATTAGATCGACTGCCAGGTCCTGGTGACAACGTCACTATTCTTGGCATCAACGATTACACATACAAATTATTGACCACAGAGATACTGGCTGGCGCCTTTCCTAACGCCACAGCCAGATTGACCATAGCCAAAGATCTTGGAAGAGAAGAATCTCCTGACCACGGTACTGGAATTGAAATACGACAAAAGTACAGTCAGGTACGACTAACTGGACATGACTTCTTGGATGTGGGATTAGGTAATTTTGAGCAGACCAATTATCCAAATACACTGTTTCCAAATGGCACAGTACTAGCGCCGCAAGATGAAATTAGAGAAAGTGATGGTGGTCGGGTGTTCTATACATCAACTGATCAAGACGGTAACTTCCGAGTTGGTGAATTATTTGCGGTTGAACAAGCTACAGGTACAGTAACTCTAAATGCCCAGTTTTTTGCATTATCTGGTCTTGAAGAATTGCGACTAGGTGGAGTTACTGTAGGTGGATCTGGTGTGGTAATCCGTGAGTTTTCAACAGACAATACATTTACTGCTGACTCCAACAACATCATTCCTACACAAAAAGCCATCAAGGCCTATCTACAAGGTAGAGTATCTGGTGGTGGCGCAGATGCGGTAACTAGCCAATTAACAGCAGGTGTTATAGTGATTGGTCCAGACTCATTGTCAACAACTACAGGCGAAGAAATAATTTTTAATGCAAAAGTGAATATAAATGCCGGATTCGAAGGTTCGTATCTGGCACAGTTTTTGTTTTTATCAAGCGGGGCATAATACCACTTGTGGGATTTGAATAAATATAATATGCAAGAAAATGGAGCTATAAATGGCTGAATTTAAACTAGGTAGATTGAGATTTGTATGGAAGTCAGACTGGGTAACCGGCACTACATACTTCAAAGATGACATCGTTGCTTATGGTGGCAAAACATTCTTATGCGTGGTGGGTCATACTGCTGCCGCTGATTTTTACACCAATTTAGATAATATTCCCACTAAGTGGAATCAATTCAGTGACGGCCAAGATTGGAAAGGCAACTGGGGATCTTCAACGCTGTATAAAATCAACGACATAGTGAAATATGGCGGATACCTGTACATCTGTAATGACGGTCATACTAGTTCAAGCACACTAGAAGCTAATCAAGGCGATTGGGATATATTTGCAGAATCGTTTGATTGGCAAAATGCTTGGTCCACTGGTTATGTCTACAAGGTAAATGATCTTGTAAAATATGGTGGTTACGTTTACCTATGTAACACAGGTCATACTTCAGCTGCCACCGCAGCATCAGGTCTTGAAGCCGATCAAGCCAAATGGGATCTATTCAACAAAGGACTTGATTGGAAAGGTGTATGGAGTACTTCGGTACGATACAAGGTGGGAGATCTTGTAAAGTATGGCGGAAAAACCTATGTGTGTAATCTACATCACACATCAAATGCCAGCGCAGCATCTGGTCTTGAAGCCGATCAAGCCAAATGGGACTATTTCAATGAAGGCATAGAATACAAAGGACAATGGGTAACAGCCACTAGATACAAAATTAATGATGTGGTAAAAAATGGTGGCGGTACTTATATCTGTGTGATTGAACACACAGGCGCCGGCAATTTTACCACAGACTACAATGCCGCACGTTGGAATCAATTTGTTGAAGGCATAGAATTTGAAGGTGAATGGTCCGCAGGCCCTACCTATCAACCAGGTGATATTGTACGCTACGGCGGCAACAGCTATATCGCTAAAACTGCACATATTTCTTCAGGTGGATCTCCTCCAAGCACCAATACCACTGATTGGGACCTGTTTACTACAGGATTTAGATTGCAAGGAGATTGGAATTCAGGCACAGCCTACAAGATTGGAGAGATTGTTCGCCTTGGTGGATACACCTATGTGGCCACAGCGGACAATACCAATCAGTCTCCGCCTAATGCCAGTTACTGGAGTCTGCTGAATCAAGGTATAGATTGGGAAGGTGATTGGGTATTAGCATCTAGTTACGTGTTAGGTGATGCTGTGAAGTTTGGAGCCAACAGCTACATTGCTGTTCAAGCACACACATCTACTACCGGCCTAGATAGACCAGACAACGACACTATCGGTGCCTATTGGAATTTGTTGACAGCAGGTAATGAAGAATCTGCACTGTCGGCCACAGGTGATCTAGTATATTATTCAGGTGGCGGACCCACAAGACTACCAGTTGGCGACGAAGGACAAGTTTTAACTGTTGAAAACGGTTTGCCTACTTGGAATTACTTTGGTCAAGTGGCCAAGGTGTTTTATGTTGCGCCACACGGAGTAAATTCTCCTGCGCCAACATACGGAGTCACTGTGGACAAGCCATGGGCCAGCGTAAGGTATGCCTGTGAGCAGATCACTAATGGTACAGAATATCCTAATGCTGCCTATTTGCTCAAGCAGAACAGAACATTTATACAAAAAGAAATTGTAGAATATGTGAATTATCAAATCACCTATTACACAACCACAGTGCCTACACCGTCCAGCATTTGGTACAACTTTGTAAACGACAGTATTTCCGCATGCCAACGCGACATGGGATTAATTGTTGATGCCATTGTACATGATCTTACACATACTGGCAATGTTAAAACTCTTGAAGCCACTGAATCTTATTTTTCAGCAGGTGTATTGATTGCAGCTATCAATGATGAAGAGTTTCAATTAATTGAGGCAGTGAACTACGGACTTGTATTAATATCTCGTATACTGGCTAATCTTGCTCCAGCTCAAAACTATCAAACACTTAATGGCATTGGCGCAGGCAGTAGAATCAAACAGATTATTGATGCTGCATATACTGCTGAAGCCACTGCTTACACTCAGTGCGAGTCGTTGGCAGGCATACTCACAGCAGCGTTGGCCGCAGGTGTAGACACCGGTCTTCCAGTGTTGAATACTCCCGGATATACCCTACAGGTCAAGACCGGACAATACTATGAAGTATTGCCAATTCCAGTTTTTCCAAACACAGCCGTTGTAGGTGATGAACTGCGTTCTACTAGAATTAGTCCTGCAGGCAGCTACACATCAGCCAATGACAAAGCCAAATCAATTGCTACTTTGCAAAGACTGCAATCCATCACAGATGAAATTATTACCAATGCGGCAGTTACTCCTACAACAGGAAATATAGCCACACAGGACACCACATCACAAAAAGCAGGTAATGTAGGTAGTGCAACAGCAGTGTCTTCAGTGTCTGCAAACGCTGCTGAAATCAAAGACATTGTTACAAACAATACTCCAAATGCCTATGTAAAACCAACTCCAACAGGCGGAACTGGTAATGCATTTACCGCAGGATACTTTGATGCTGCTCGTTTGATCAATGCTAACAAGGCGTTCTTGCAAGACGAAGTCAGCGAGTGGATACTGGCACAAATTGCTGCAAGTACCGTAGGATTCGTTGGATTTACCTATACCGGCACACGTAGAACTAAATGTGAACGTGATGTAGGACTGATTGTTGATGCAGTGGTCTATGATTTGACCTACGGTGGAAATCTAGCAACTCAAATTGCTGCTAGATCATACTACAGTCTTGGCGTATTCCTTGAGCCAGCAGCAGAACTAGCACCAGCATTGGCAGTACAATTACGTATCAAAGATATCATTGACAATATTGCCACAGGCGATACTGCCGGTTGGACAAAAACTACAGCACTATCACAAGATGTTTCTGGTACAGCAGGATCAGCGCCAGCAGCTACCGCTGCTCAAGCACGTATTCAAGAAATATATGATACCATTAACACTGGTACTGAACCAACTACCATAGTACCAGATATCACTTGGCCAGCTGCTGCTTTGATCACTGCTAGAACAGCATTGAACACTGCTAGAACAACTATTCGCAGCAATGCCGTACAGCATGTGAAGAAATTATTTCCTACATTGAGTTTTGACGAAACACTGTGTTCACGTGATGTGGGATATATGGTAGACGCTCTAGGATTTGATCTAATGTTTGGATCAAACTTTTTGTCAATACAAAGTGGACTGTCATATCAAAGAGGCACTACATCAACACTGGTGGTTCTAAATTCACAACTAGCAGCGCAACAGGCTGTGATTGATTTTATATCTGTTGAAGCACAAAAAATTGTGGCTACAGGAGCTGTGGTACTGGCTGACGGACTGTGGACTGATATCATCAACTATGCCAATACCGGCACAGTGCCGCTTACTGTTGGCACCAATAGTCCCACAGAAGATCTTGACAGAATTAACGGTGCAAAAATACTGCAACTAAACAAAGAATTTATGGTTGCAGAAGCCAATGCCTATATTGCTGACACATTCAAGGCCACAGTAACATCGTCAGACGCCGCTACTGATGTATTCACCTGCAGTTCACAGACATGGATGGTAGCTGGAGACACAGTGAGATTCACAGGCACTGTGTTTGGCGGAATTGCTATTAACACAACCTACTATGTTTTGTCAACAGGACTAACAGCAACAACATTTAAGGTTTCAACCAGCCTAAACGGCACAGCAGTTGATCTTGGTGCGGCATCAGGCTCAATGGTAGTCAAATGGTATTACAATTCTGCTAGCTGTGAAAATGATGTTCGCAACTATATTGAATCTATTGCCTATGACATGGTATACACAGGCAACTACAAATCAGTTCTAGCTGCTAGATACTATAGAAATTCATTAACTGGATCTAAACTTGAAGATCTGTTCTACTTCAAGAACGGATCAGGTCTACGCAATTGCACACTGACTGGACTCGACGGCAGTTCCGATGGTACCAATACAGGATATCAAAGTGCGTTGACTACTACGGCCAACGAATACGGCACCTACAGACCACGTGCAGGAGCCTATGCATCACTAGATCCAGGCTGGGGTCCTAATGACACCAGTGCATGGGTAACCAACAAATCAACCTATGTTCAAAACGTTACCACATTTGGTATCGGTTGCGTGGGTCAGAAAATTGATGGCAGCTTACACGCAGGCGGCAATGATTCTATCGTGTCCAACGACTTCACCCAGGTATTGAGTGACGGTATTGGAGCATGGATTACCAATCTAGGTCGTGCAGAACTTGTGTCAGTGTTCTCTTATTACAACTACATCGGCTATCTAGCTGAAAATGGTGGTAAGATTCGTGCTACTAACGGTAACAACTCATACGGAACATTTGGTGCTGTAGCAGAATTCATAGATATTTCAGAAACACCTGTCACAGGTACAATCAACAACAGAGGCACAGAAGCCGATGTTCGCAGTGTGCTCACAGACGGCACTCAGATTCTACTGCATGAATTTGGCAATGCTGGTTCGGAAAATTCATCTGCATCATTTACCATAAGCGGTACTGGAATTTCAGTGGCCACTGTGGCAGATGAATTTAGAGATGGAGCTGTATTTCAAGTAAGACTGACAGATCCAGGAGATTCTACTGGTCCTGGCGGAGTTGGTTACATCACAGCTCAAAGTCTAGCACAGGCAGGAAACACAACTCAAATTACCCTGGCAGCTTCTGATATCAACAGTTCAGCAGCCTATGTTGGCATGAGCATTTACATGATTGGCGGCTTAGGAGCAGGTCAATACGGATACATAAACTCCTACTCCGCAGCCAGCAAAGTGGCCACAGTGTACAAAGAAAGCACAGGCACCCCAGGTTGGGATCATGTGATACCAGGTACACCTATTGTGGCTGCCATGGATCTTACTTCTAACTATCAGATCACTCCTAGACTGCAATTTTCAGCACCACCCTTTACCAAAACCACTGCCGACTTGCCAAGCAGTCAAACATGGTCAGATGTGGTGTTCGGTGATGGATATGCTGTTTATAGTGGTGTGGCTTCAACAGTATCAAGCGGCTCAGGTAGCTTGGCCACATTCAACGTCACTAGACGCTATGGCATCTACTCAGTAACTATACAGGCCGGCGGAGTGTTGTATACGGTAGGAAATACCTTGACCGTTCTAGGATCAAGTCTAGGCGGCACATCTCCTGCCAATGATATCACAGTCACAGTAGCCGCAGTTACTTCGCCTGGTGGCGCAATAACTAGATTTACCAGCAGCGGAACAGCAGTAACAGCCAAATTTGTAGCCATAGCAGGCGGTGTAAATTCATCTACTAACGCAGCCGCTACCAGTCTAGACGGCATAACATGGACAGCAATGACCATGCCATCGTCACAGCAATGGTCAGCCATTGCCTACGGTGTGGTCAGCAATGTCAGCTATTATGTGGCAGTGGCTAGAGAAAGCTCAGTGGCTGCATATTCTAGAGATGGTGTAAATTGGACAGCTTCCAATCTAAATGAAGTTGCTGACTGGTGCGACATTGACTACGGCAACGGTGTATTTGTTGCTGTATCAGAAAGTGATTCTAGTTCAACATTCAGAGCATGGAGTTCAGACAACGGCATTAATTGGAACACCACTACATTCGCATCGGGCGCCAAGGCCATTGCCTATGGTTTCAGCAGATTTGTTGTGGTAGAAGGCAACTTCTCCAACGCAGTGGCATATTCAACCAACGGTGCTACATGGACAGTGACCACATTGCCAAGCAATGATGACTCTACAGAATCAAACTGGGTAGACATTGCCTACGGTAATGGACGCTATGTTGCAATTTCAGATAGTTCTGCAATGGCAGCATACAGTTTCAACGGTGCCACATGGTACAAGAGCAACTTGCCTAGCATTGCTGAATGGAGTTCTATCGGTTATGGTCAAGGCGTATTTTATGTTACCAGTGCAGGAGATGCAGCAGCAACTTCGCCAGACGGTGTCACTTGGACTCTAAGAGACGGTTCATATGCATCCTTTGATATCACAGAGACCGCACAGAACGTAAACACTGCCTATGCAGAGACAGCTACATTAACAAGTGGCACATGGAGTGATGTTATTTGGACCGGCACACAGTTTGTTGCTGTTGGTTACAGCGGTGCAGCTGGTCTAGTTGCAACCAGCACAACCGGTACATCATGGACTAATGCTACATTGCCCACAGTTAACAGCACATATGAATATACCACAGTGGCCTATAACGGCTCAAACCAATATGTTGCAATCATTGGCGGAAACGGCGGCACTAGAAATATTGCTACATCTCCTGATGCAGTGACCTGGACAGGAGCACTGAACGCTCTAACTACTGTTTCTTTTTGGAAAGACCTAGCCTACGGCAACGCAACTTATGTGGCCATAATGGGAGATCTCAACAGGATCAACTATTCAGCCAACGGAACAACATGGACATCAGTAACGCTAGGCGGTGTAGCGTCGAGTGAGATGAGTGCTATAGCTTATGGTGCAATCGGTGGAACTAACTACTTTGTTACCGTTGCTGGTTATTCAACAGGTAGTCAAGTATCTTCTTATTCTACAAATAACGGTGTTGCTTGGACTTCAGCTGCTTCACTACCTAGTTCAGACTTCTGGGCAGATGTGGCATTTGGCAACAGCAGATTTGTTACTGTTGCAGGCGGAACAGGTTCTACTTCAACCAAGGCAGCATATTCAACCAACGGCACAAGTTGGACAGCAGCAACGCTACCAGGTGCAGCCACACGTTGGAACAAGATTGTCTACGGTGGCGGAGCATTTACTGCATTTGCTTACAACTCAAATAGAACTGCTTACTCAGTAGACGGTATTACTTGGGTTGAAGGAAATACACAAGCAGCCACTAGAAACTGGGGACCTGCAGCATACGGAAACACTAAAAACGTTGTATTAGCGACAGGCACAGCAATCGGATCTTACAACGACTTTGCATTGAATACCAACTATCTAACCACTTCAAGCACAACTACCAAGTTAAACGTCAATGACAGAATTAGATTTATCAGCGATTCTGCAGGTTCTGAAATATTTGGTGGAGTTAGAGCTGACTCAGGTGGCCAGTTATGGTATTATGTAACCAGCGTGGTTGACTCAACAAGATTTACACTGTCACAAACACTGGGTGGTGCTAATATTACACTGACCACAGGCAGCGGTTCTATGTTGGCTTTATCATCCAAGACCTATGTGGCCAGTGCGTTGGGCAACAACAACGGTACTCCAAATTGGGTGGTATTGGCGCAGAACAGCCAAGGAGTGCAAAATATTAGACAAGGTGCTACAGCTCGTGCTCGTGCTTATGTGTTAGATGATGCACTAACAGAAATTTGGATACATGAGCCAGGATCGGGTTATGTGACTGCTCCAACAATGACCATTACTGACCCTAATAACACAGGTGCAGATGCTCCTACTGTGGTACGTATTGGTAATGGTGCTATTGCACAGCCAACATATACCAATAGAGGCACAAGTTACTCGGCTGCGGCTACTACTATAATTGGCAACGGTTATGCCGATAACTATCAGGTGGGAACTTTTGTGGGATTCACTGGTCTCAGTGGTATTCCAACAGCTGGTTCAAACGTGCAGATAGCTGGCATAGATGACATATGGTACAGACTGGTCAATGTTTCCAGCGTGTTGCCTTTGGCTGATGGCACCTACTCTGCTACTCTGCAGGTAAGCCCACCAGTTGGTGTTGCTGAAGCTCCAGAGCACTTGAGCGGCGGAATTATAAGACGTAGATACAGTCAGGTACGACTAACTGGACACGATTTCTTGGACATAGGTACAGGCAATCAAGTGAATACCAATTATCCAGGACTGCCAGTTACTGACCCGATTCCTGCCAATGAAACCATAGGCAGTGGTGGTGGTAGAGTATTCTACACTTCAACGGACCAGGACGGTAACTTTAGAGTTGGTGGATTGTTTAACGTTGAGCAATCAACGGGTGTTGCAACGCTGAATGCTGACGCTTTTAACATTGCAGGATTGAACGAGTTGAGTTTGGGCTCAGTGGCACTAGGCGGTTCAGGTGCAACAATTACTGAATTCTCAACAGACCCGTTCTTTACACAAGATTCCGACAATATTATACCTACACAGCGAGCAATTAAAGCCTACATTACCAGCCAAATTGGCGGCGGCGGGTCTAGTTTGAACGTAAATAGTCTTACAGCCGGTGTTATATTTGTGGCCGGACAAACTATTACTACAACTACAAATGTGGCAATAAACATAAATACTAAGGTGAATTTCAAAGGCGGTATTGCTGGTTTACCCCTTGTGTTAAATTACTTCTTACTAAACAATTGATGGAGATCAGAGAATGGCAACAGGATTATTAGGTCAAGCGGCACCGGCCGCAGCAACATACACTACACTGTACACAGTGCCTGCAACTACTTTTACAGTATTGGGCCTCAGTCTCTGTAATCGCGGAACAACCACAGTGTCAGTGAGAGTGGCGTTGGCCACATCAGCAACACCAACAAACTCAGAATTTATAGAATATAATGCTGAAATTGGTGCTAACGGAGTATTGGAAAGAACCGGTATCATGATGAACGCAAACAAATTGCTGGTAATCTATGCTAGTAATGCAAACGTATCGGCCAGTGCCTTTGGCATTGAAACTTCAACATTATAAAATATTAGGAGATAATATAAAATGGGACGACAAGTATCATCCTTTGGAACAGATAGTGTAACAAACAGAACTGTGACAACATCACAGTCAGTGCTAGCCGGCGAACGCATATTTGCAAACGCCACATCAGCATCGTTTACTCTGACACTGCCTGCTTCACCTAGTGAAGGGGACACTATACAAATCATCGACGTGGCAGGAATTTTCGCAACAAATCCTGTTACCGTTGCAAGAAACGGATTAAAAATCGCCAATCTTACAGAAGATTTGATTTTGAACCTCAACAACGCAGCAGTGACCTTGATATATTCCGGTGCAACATTTGGCTGGGTATTCATTGGACCATAATCGGAACTTATAATGGCAAAACTATCTGACCTATTATCTACAAGAGAGATTACAGCCAACCAGAATAATCTGGAAAAGGGCAAGGTCTGGGTCGTAAGTCCAACTGCAATGGCCACTTGTATTAGAAGTGACAACTTGTGGTGTTGGACATCTCCGGGTTGTGGAACACTCACTATTGAAATGTGGGGTGCTGCTGGTAGTGGCTCTCGCATGTGTTGCTGCGGCTTTGGACTACCTGGAAATGCACCTGGCTATACCAAAAAAACTCTAGCTGTATTTTGCGGATCAAACATTTGTGGCTGTCCAGGCCAGGCCTGCAATGCGCATGATCTTTGCTTCTCAGGATGTAGTCTACCCACATATTTGCAGTGGAAACAGGCTCGAGACCTATGCGGATACACCAGCGGTTGCATGTGCGCTCAAGGTGGTCGAGCAGGTACATCTATCTGTTCCACTGGTACCGGCCCCTACTGCTGTTTCCGTGCTGCAGGATTTTGCAATTCACAATTTACTTCTGGTGCTGCTGGTTGCGGTATTATCTGCAATCACTGCTCAGGAGGCTTCCTTGCTTGCGGTTATGGTGGCGACATCAACTGCTGCGGCTGTATTTCATACATGCACTGGATGTGCGACATCGGAAACGCAAGACCCTGTTATGTACACCAATTTATTGCTTTTGCAGCAGGTATATTTGCTGAACAGGGTGGTATAATTGCATCCAAGCCCGACGAAGATCCAGAATACTCACAGTGGTCAGGTGCAGGATTCATGGAACACATGCATACTCTACATGCTACCAGTCGTTCGCCCACTGGCGGCGTTCCTTGGATGGGATGTTGGACCGGTGGTCAATTCTGCGGTTGCTATGAAAACTCTGGCTGTGTGCCATATTCACCTTATGGTGTAGGCGGAGCTGCACCTATGCCTTGCGATGGTGTCAGAGATCACGGCAAACGTGGCGGCCACGGTGCCATACGATTAACATACAGAGGTTCGGGCGCCTTGAATCAAAACTGCGCAGTACTAGGAAGGGGAATATAAAATGGCACTACTCACACAATTATTAGGTAATCGCGAGCAGGCCTTCGAAGACAATCTTGAAAAAGGTAGAATTTGGGTCTATACAGACGGCAATATGTACACCTCATTCTGTAATGGCTTTTGCTGGCGTTCTCCGGGTACAGGATGTATAGTGATCGAATCCTGGGGTGCTGCTGGTTCAGGAGCACAGATGTGCTGCTGTGGTGCAGGCCTACCAGGAAATGCACCTGCGTACACAAAAAAATGTCTTTGCGTGATTGCAGGCAACTATGTCTGCGGCTACATTGGACGTTCATGCAATAACTCATCAGCACTATGCTTTAGAGGTTGTTCAGAAGCCACCTGCGTTTGCTGGTTTGGATGTTCACCAAAAGCCCTATATGAAGGTGGCTACTATCCAGGTGACAGCGACAGCTTTAAGGGCAACAATCCTTGGGGTTGGGGCTCAGGCGGCGGCGATCCATTGAGCTCAAATGAAGGCAACGTAAACTTTCAAAACGGCGGCAATTGCGGTATCACTGGCGGCAACACATTGAACGCTAGTGGCAACGGCAACTGCTGTTCGTGGACTCAATGTCGTGCAGCAGGTGCAACTAACGGCTGCATATGCGCACAAGGCGGCAAAGGCGGCATATCAATTTGCATAGATTCAATATCTGCATATACAGTCTTTAGATGTAATTATTTCTGTGGCAGCCCCCTTGGCCCAGGCAACTCGGGTTGTAATACAGGATCACATTGCGGTATGATCTGCAACATTTGTCAAACAACGGATGCATCACTAGGATTTATTGGCTGTGGCTACGGTGGCGACGTCAACTGCTGCGGTGGTTGGTCATGCGTATCATTCCAGGGCTGCTGGCCAATTTGCCCATGTCTAACACAGTATCATGTGCCTGTAGCCGCAAATATTTTTGCAGAAGAAGGCGGACAGTTTTCGTACACAACAAATTCAGACGGACAAGGGCCGACTGAATGGTCAGGAGCTCCGACACTCAATCAAATTAATGCCTTGACTACCATGAGTAGACAGCCTGGTCCAAATGCCTACACTACATGTTGGCCTGGTGAGCGAGGTTGTGGCTGCTATGAAATGCAGGGCTGCATGAACTTTTTTCCATACGGTGTTCCGGGCGCAGCTCCCCATCCATGTCCAGGTGTGCGTGATCATGCCAGTCGTGGTGGTATGGGAGCTGTAAGAATTAAATATATTCCAGCAACAGGAGGCACATCGTACTAACATGGCAAACTTAAAAACACTTGTAGAAGCCAAACTTGATCAAATAGAGTTTGACGAAACAAATCTAGACAAGGGCAGAGTCTGGGCCTATAGCCCAGGTTCAGAATACACAAACTTTGTCAACGGATTTTGTTGGATTGCCTGTACCACAGGCAAGGTCATTTTGGATGTGTGGGGCGCTGGCGGCAGTGGTGCTAGAATGTGCTGCTGCGGACACGGTGTGCCAGGAAATCCAGGTGCATGGTCACGCAAATGTATTTGCGTAATAGCTGGCTGTTATATCTGTGGTCACGTGGGCAAAAGCTGCAACAATGCTGATGCACTGTGTTTCCGTGGGTGTTCCGAAGCATCATGTGTGTGCTGGTATGGCAGGAATCCTTCAACTGGCGCTGCCATAAACGGCTGCATGTGTTCACAAGGTGGACGTGGGGGTACAACCTATTGCAATCCATCGGGCGTAATTTTCTGCTGTTTCATCAGCGGCAACTTCTGTAACACCAACTATTCCAACGGTACCTGCGGCATTATTTGCAATTACGGTTCGGGTACAGGATCATGCTGCGCAGAGTCCTACGGCGGCGATATAAATAAACGCGGTGGATTTAGCTGTGTGACATTCTGGACCTGTTATTCAAACTGCCCATGTTCAACACACTATCACACAGCCATTCCTCCAGGCATGTTTGCCTGTGATGGCGGCGTAGTCAGTACAGGTATGGATGACAACAACGGATTTTCCAACTGGTCAGGAATGGGATTCCATCAGTTCAGCCAAGGTATCAATGCCATGAGCCGCTCACCAAATCGAGGAATCCCATTTACTGCATGTTGGACCTCCAACAGAGCCTGTGGCTGCTATGACGTACAAGGATGTATGCCATTCTTTCCAGTAGGAGTAGGTGGTTTACCAGCTAATCCCTGCGGTGATGTTCGTGACAACGGATGGCGCGGCGGCCTAGGATTGGTTAGAATTAATTTTATTGCAAAGGATTAAAAATGAGAAAAGCGTTTACAACGGTTATGCCGGACGAACCATATAAAACAACCACCAAGAAAAATATCACAGTGGATTGCGTTTACATCGGTAAAAGATATCTGCTGGTTAGATTCAACAACGATGGCACCATATTTGCCTTGGAAAAACAAGGTGAAACACTGCCGGAAGTTGAGATGTACAAACTCACAGAGCAACAACTGGCAGCAGAAAAACAATTTCAGATTGTTATAGATGCAGAAGTCAATACATGGGAAGCTGCACATCTAACACACGATTATGAACACGGAGCAGTAGCTGACCCAACATTTACTCTAGCAGATGGCAGTACATGGACCTATCACTATGATGATTTTCATGGCGCATTGGATCAACCCTACTATACCAACGACATGAGGTACGATCGTGCTACTAATACTTTGATTCGTCCTAGATATCGTACTCATGCGGTAACCAAAGAAACGTTTTGGGCAAACATGAACGATCAACTCAAGGCCTTTGAACTTGCTGCCGGATCAACTAGCTATCTACCAGAAAGACTAACAGAAATTAGAGCACATAGAGATTGGTTAAAAACTGCTATTACAAAATATGCAGGTGAAGATCACTGGAAAGTTCCGTTCCCAACTAGTACGCCTTCAATTTAAATAAATTAAAAGCCAAGAAAGGCCTTGCACTTGTATCCGAGAGGATATATAATCTAAGTGCAAGGCTTATTTTTTTGGAGTTTAAATGTCTAGATCGAAAGCATTTTTTATAAATGGCGGCGCTGGTAGAATGATTAGTTCTGTTCCAGCTTTTGAAAAATACCTAGAGGAATCAGATGATAAAGATTTTATCATTGTTTGCGAAGGTGGAACAGATGTCTTTAAAGGACATCCTAAACTAGATGATCGTGCCTACGACATCTGGCACAAGGGTCTTTTCAAAGACTACTTGAAAAATCGTGAAATTGTCACAACAGAACCCTATAGAGTCTGGGAATACTACAACCAACAATGTTCAATTGCACAGGCCTTTGACATACAGGTCAACAACAAAGGACTACGAGAACTGCCAAAACCTACACTTAGGTTGTCCAAAGATGAACTACTGAATGGTAGATCAGTGGTCAGCGAAGTAAAGAAAAAACTTAAAAAAGAAAAACTAGTGGTATTTCAACCCTATGGCCGAGGTGTTGAATACATTGACGAAACCTTGCTTGACCGCACAGCACGAAGTTTTGAATTAAAAGACGTAAAAGCCATAGTGAAAAAGCTGCAACAAAATGACTATGCAGTGATAATGATGAGCGAGTTCAAAACAGATCTATCAGATGCTAAACTCAAAGAAGAAGTGGCCATGCCTGAAAATGTCAACATGCGAGTTTGGGCAGCAATAATCAAATATGCCGATCATTTCTTGGGTTGCGATAGTTTGGGACAACACCTTGCATATTCAATGGAAACTCCATCAACAATTATCACAGGAGCCACATATCCTATAAATGTGTCTTATCCGGATTGCGAGTATTTTGAAATACTAGACATGGGCGAAATACATAGAGAATACGATCCTATCAGAATTTTACCTGATGAGCGAGTGAACAGAATAAATGAAAATATCATGTCAATGACAGACGACATAACTACACTAGTAGTAAATCACGTATTAGGAAAAAAAGATGACAGTTAAAACCATATCAGCAAAAAAATCAAATAAACCCGTGTGGGTCGCAGCCATTGCTCGCGGACATAATGCAGGCATCTGTCTACTAAAAGACGGAGAGATTGTATTTTCTATCGAAGAAGAAAGATTGAGTCGTCAAAAGTATGACGGCGGTCCGCTTGCGTCAATGGTTAAGATTTTAGAATACACAGATAAGCTAGACTTTTTGGTTGTAGCACATACACAGAGTCTTGCAGATTCTTCGGGAAAAATTGATTATACCGGCGACGATATGTACACTGGCCTAGCTCGAAAGTTAGGACTAATTGATAGAAAAGTAGCTAACCTACACAAACATCCTCAGGTGATTGATCTCAGTTTCATGCATCACAAGCTGCATGCTGCCTGCGCATTTTATCGTTCAGGTTGGGAAGATGCAGTTTCTTTGATTGTTGATGGTGCAGGCACATTCTATCAAATGAGTTACAACGACCAACCACTGTGGGTATGGGAAGTTGAGTCTATTGTTGATTGTGCATATCCTGCAGATTTCAAAACTCTTTACAAAAATTACGGTGCAAGAGATCCTATTGTTGGAACATTTCAAGCTGAATTTCCTTCTGCAAATTTAGGCGAGGATGGCGAAACACACGAAGCATGGGTTAGTGATCGTGCAGGCATTGTCAAGGCCTACGAGGGAGTAACTGAATATTGTGGATTCTCAGCTATTGAAGCTGGAAAGACTATGGGATTATTTCCATACGGAAAAGCCAACAATAAAATTCCTCCGTTGTTTGATACAACATCTAAAATTCCGTTAACAAATAGAAACTTATTGGTGCCAAAATATCCAATGAGTAGCATGGTTAATTCACAACTATTTGATTATATTGACGAATTTCCTGAAGATCCTAAAGGTGATGTTACCTACATGGACAATCGTAGAGATATGGCCTATGCTGTTCAGACACAGACGCAAGAACAGGTGGTAAGACTAATCAAATTAGCCGCAGAAAAAAGTGGAAAGAATCGTGTTGTTATTTCCGGAGGCTATGGATTAAACTGTGTTGCTAACTATCATTATCTAGAAGAATTAAAAGATAGCGGCATTGAAATTTATGTTGAACCTATCAGCAATGATGCAGGTACAGCAATGGGCGCAGGTCTGCTGTTCTATCATGGCATGTATGACGATACTACCATACGTAAATACGATACTTTGTATTATGGCCCTGTACACACTTATACCAGTGAAGAAATTGCTGCAAAGGCAGAAGCTGCTAATGCAGAAGTTACAGATGCTACAGCTAAAGACATTGTCAAGCTGTTACGTGAAAAAAACATTGTGACTATCTTCCAAGGACGTTCAGAAAACGGACCACGTGCCCTAGGCAATCGTTCAGTGCTGTTTGATCCAACATTTGAAGACGGCAAAGACTATGTGAATGCAGTCAAGCATCGTGAATACTTCCGCCCATTTGCGGGAAGTATTCTAGAAGAAGATGTACACGAGTGGTTTGATTTACGTGGAATGAAAAACAGTCCATTCATGATGTACGCTGTAAACTGCCAGCCAGGAGTTGAAGAAAAGATTCCAAGCATTATTCACGAAGATCATACCTGCCGTATTCAAACAGTTAATCCTGAGCAGAACAAGCACTACTATGATTTGATCAAAGCATTCAAAGATGAAACAGGCGTTCCTATCCTGTTTAATACCAGCTTTAATCTAGGTGGCGAACCCCTAGTAGAAACACTAGATGATGCTATTTGGACATTACAAAAGTCAGAAATTGAATACCTGTACTTGCCCGAGTACAGTAAACTAATTAAAATTGCCAACTAAAAAAGCCCGCAAGGGCTTTTTTGTTTTATGATAAATACACTACTATGATCAACTTCACAAAATATTTCTTTCAAGGAGTTAAAAACACTCTTAGAATTCAGAACGGAGTGCAATTTGCCTACAAGGGTCCTTGGCAAACAGTAACACCCAACACCATTATAGACGAATGGTATGTTGGTGATTTTATGGCTGCAGAATACACAGTGGTAGTTGACGTGGGCAACACAAGAAAAGAAATAATCAAATGTCTAGTGGTAGCAGGCCCTGAAAATGCCAATCTTACCATTTATGGTCGTACCAATCTCAGCGAAAATCTAATAGATATCACAGCCACTGTTAATGCATCAAAAATGCAACTGGTGGCAAATCCGGCATCCAGCCCGGACGGATCAACCTATGATAACAGCACGTTGTTATTGGGTAGCAAGATGATATTCAGTGCCACTTACTATCACACAATCAACGATCTTGCGATTACTTAAAGGTTAACTCCGTATAAATACACTAGCAATCTTTGTGGAAGTTGATGGTGGTGGAATAGCGGAGAACTAAATGTCAGTAAATTACATACCTTTAGAATCAAAAAGCGGCTTTCGCAGCCCGGGCTTCTCAGTGGATGAATTGGGAAATTTAACGGTCACTGGTGCTGTATCTGTTGCAGGTTCTATCGATACCACTGGCAGTTTCAAAATCAACGGTATTCCTATTATAGATGCCAGCGATTCGATCATCGGCCTTGACCCAATCATAGAAAGAGCCATCGGACTAAGACAGTTGGGCACTTTAGATTTTCTAAACATTGCCGGCGATCTTATTATCAGTGAAGGATCCACACCTTATTTCAATGTGGTCAACGGACATGTCGAAATGACCAGTGTGTCTTCAGTTGGCGCTATTAATAACATGGATATTGGGTTAATTGAACCCGGTGACGGAAATTTTAAATCATTAAATGTTGGACCTGGCGATAGTACAGGTGAGCTCACAGTACAGGGAAATATCTATACCACCGGAGTTATAGATATTGCAACAGCCCCTACAGAAACTACACACGCCACTAGAAAAGATTATGTTGATGCAAGAGTAGCTGCATTTTCAATTGCTTTTGGTGCTTAAGGAAAAATAAATGGCAAAGAAACAGATTAAACAATACGTATTTGAACCAGGAATAAGCAAAGATGCCAGCCTGTATCCTAAGGCAGTGGCTCTGCTGTTGGCCAACAAGGCCTTCCTTCAAGCTCAAGTTGTTGCATTTATCAATTATAATATCACAAATAATATTGCTCCGTATGTTGGATATACATTTGCTTCTGCAAAATGTACTAGAGACGTTGGTTTCTTTATTGATGCTGTTGCACATGATTTAAGATACGGCGGTAATGTCAATTCAAGACAGATAGCAGAATATTTCTGGATCGACGGCGAGCCAATGATTCGCGGAGATGTCACTCCAGAAACCACGGGACAGGCCTATCTAGCCAGCGTTATCAACGACTATATCTTTACCAATACCACAGTGTCTCCTAGTTACAGCAACGCCAGTGTGCAGACCAAATACATAGGTCAGAATGCAGAAGCAGGTGCTAGCTCAAGAAACACCAGCCTATGGAATATCTTTACCACAGTGATCACCAATGGTGTTGATTCTGTACCTGCCAAAGTCACAGGTGTTAGCAGTATAAAATTATTGGGCAATTACACATCCAGCGAACTGTTGTTGATTACCAACACAGCAAACAATGAGATTCTTTATAATTTTGCTGACTCTGCGTTTCCTGTCACACTGGTGCAAAAACAAGGTAGAAGCAGCGGCGACGGAAAACTACTTAGCGATCTAGATTTTCCCTCATGGTGGCAGACCAGTGATGCCATCACCACTCTGTATCTGGCCAAAGACACTTCTACTGCGTCTGCCACAGATGACATTCAGATTTTTGTTGAAAATGAATCACAAACAATTAGACCTTGGGACTTTGGTACAGATGCTATTGAGCGTATGCGTGTGGCTGCTCCACAGGCCATGTTGGATGCTGACTTTGAATATGGATTGCAACCAACCAAATGGCAAGCAATTGGCCTAATGAGAGGTTATCCATCTCTTTTTGAAATTCCAGGCACAGATTTAACAGTGTCTGCGATGACAACCGATGCATCTGTGAACACAGGAAATTTTGGAAGTTCATTAATCACGGTTACCACTTCGGGTTCACATGGATTTAGTATTCAACAACCAATTACAGTAAAAGGATTAAATGCTGCTGTGAGTGGTTTTGCAAGAGCAGAAGGCAGTTTCTTGATCTACAGCGTTCCAAACTCAGTGACATTTACCTATTATGCATCAGCTCGAGTAGGATCATCAGATGGTCAGAGTTTGTTCACTTCGTTTGTTCAAATACGGCAAGCAGGATTTTACACAGGAGCCTCAATAGGCCAGCCCACTTTCAGTGTGTTCAGTAATGGCTCTAACAACAGTATTACCAGCGTGTTTTCAACTCCTTCCGGATCATTCAACATTGCATTTAATGGAACATCACCTACACCAGGATCTCCTATATCCGGCAGTCCAAATATTGCGGCAGCAACATCTGTATCTGGTGTTGTTGGAGCATCTACAGTAACAGCCAATGCGAAATTTACCACCTTGATCACTGATACAGAACTATCACTGGTGGATTTAACTGGAGTTCAACAGGCCATGGCCATTGACAACGGTTCAGGTAGCGCAATTTTTATTAACTCACTTTCTGGCAACTTGTTAAACTTGTCAGGGGCTTGCGGACAGGTCTACATAGGTGCCAATGCAACCAATACAGCAGTGAGTGGTACCAATATCAACGGTATTGGAACAAACGCACACTTTGATGTCAGCAGAAGTGGTACCAGCTACACAGTGACTGATGCTCTTGACAGCTCATCAAACGGAGAAAATTACGCAGTAGGAGATTCTATAATAATTCTAGGATCAGTGCTAGGTGGCACAGATGGGGTCAATGACGTCATCATCTCAGTTACTGCGGTTGACAGTGGTGGTGCCATAACTAATTTTAGTTTTGCAGGCACAGCTATATCAGGCGGTGCCACTTATAATAATCAAAATTCTTCTTCAACAACCAGTATAGCTGGTGGAGGAGCTCAATTATCAGTTGCACGAACAGGTGGCACTGGCGCTTATGCCATAGCTTTATCTGCCGGTGGAGCAGATTACCTAGCTGGCGACACAGTTACTTGGGCAGGTACACTGTTTGGAGGCACAAGTCCAGCCAATGACATTGTTATCCAAGTTGACGGTGTTACTGCAGGAGCCATAGTAGATTTCCAGATAGTGGGAACTCCTGTAGGAGCTTCTGGTGATGCATCTTATCCAGGTGAGACAGCTGCCAATATACCAGTATCTGGTAGCGGCGCAACATTTACAATTATACGCACTGATGGTGTATATTCTATAGTGAGTCCTATAGTTGTGCCCACAGGACTAGGATATGCTATCGGAAACAGAATACTGATTAGTGGAGCCAACCTTGACGGTGCAGCAGGTGTCAATGACTGTACTGTACAGGTAACCAACGTTAACGGCACAGGAGAAATACTCAGTGCTACAACTACAGGAACTCCTTTTGCGGGTTCTCCTATTACCATTTACCCAACACTGAGTATCAGTGAAGCTACCACGGGTATCATTGGATCTGGAACAGTGTTGAATGTGGGCGCCATTGCCACAGTGCAGGTTGACTTTGCCACAAATCATGGTCTAGTACCAGGCACAACTATTTTGACCAGCATTTCATCACTGCCTGCTCCTGATTTTACGGCCACAGCAAGAACGCTGCCATCGTCAGGATCTTGGAGCGGAGTTGCATTTGCTGGCAGTACATTTGTGGCCGTGTTACCAGCCACTCAAACATCAGCAAGATCTATAGATGGCAGCAGTTGGGCCAGCGGAGGCAATCTGCCGTCGTCAGCCACGTGGACTTCAGTGGCTGCAGGTGTAGTTGCATCCACTACCTATTTTGTTGCTGTGGCCAGCGGCGGCACTGCCGCAGCATATTCCACTAATGCAGGAGTTTCTTGGTCAGCGGCCACCTTGCCATCAAGTTCAACTTGGTCCTCTGTGACCTACTACGGCGGATTTTTTGTAGCAGTAGCCAGTGGTGGTACTGCTGCCGCCTATTCTATAGATGGTGGTCAAACATGGGCAGCAGCAACCCTACCGTCCAGTGCCACTTGGACAGACGTAGCAGGTGGACTAATTGGATCTTCAACATATTTTGTTGCTATTTCCAGTGGCGGTACAGCAGCTGCCTATTCAGTGGACAACGGAGCCAGTTGGCTGGCCACAGGAGCATTACCTGCCAGTACCACTTGGTCATCGATCGCCTACGGCAACAGTAGATTTTTTGCAGTTGCTACAGGAGGAACCATTGGAGCATTTAGCACCAACGGAAACACATGGACAGCTTCTGTGTTACCTGCATCCGCAAATTGGAACAGTGTGACATTTGGCGATGACTCGTTTGTTGCAGTTGCCAGCGGCAGCACATCCGCACTGACCAGCTTCACTGGTGAAACTGGCAGTTTTACATCACAAGTAACAACCTCTGCTGCTACCTGGGAAGAAATTGCATTTGGATCTTACACAGGACTTGGTAAGTTTGCGGTTGTTGGCAACAGTAACAGTGCCATGGACATTGTGTTGACCAGCGCCAACCACCAAATTGCCACAGGACCACACGTGGTCACTCAAGTTCCCAGTCTAACCAGTATTAGATATCCTGCAAGAACCACAGGAGCAATCAATACCTCCGTGGCTGGCCTTACTGGATTTGTTTATGCAAGACCGGACAGTTTCTTTACTCATAGACCATTTGATGGTGGAGTGCAACTAGGAACCGGCGGCCCCAGTCACGGTGCGCAAGCCATACGTCAGAGCAAGAAATACATTCGTTACCAATCTGGTAAAGGCATGATGTATACCACAGGTGGCCTATTTGCACCTAGTTACAATTTATCATCAGCCACTGCGGTTTCTCCTGAAGTAAACAGTTTTATCACATTTACCTGTGATGATACAGATCACGGATTGCAACCTGGAGCTGAAATCGAAATAATTGGCTGTGTATCATTTGAATACAATGGCGACTATGTGGTAGAAAGTATTGTTGATGCTAGAAGTTTTAGAGTGAGATCCAACGCTTATCTGTCAACTCTGTCTGCACAGTTGGGCACCGACTGCAAGGTTTTGTTGAAACGCTGGGCAGGCGCCACTGTGCGCATAGGTGCATTTGACGAACAAAATGGTATATTTTATCAATATGATGGTCAAGAAATGGCAGTGGTTAGACGAAGCAGTACTAACCAGCTCAGCGGTACATCCAGCATCACAGTGGACAGTAATCTAGTCACCGGCAGCGGCACACGTTTTCAAGATCAGTTGAAAGTGGGGGACAAAATAGTTATAAGAGGTATGAGTCATATCGTATCAGGTATCACCAGCCAAACTTCTATGACAATGACTCCAGATTGGCGAGGCGCCAATTCAGTCACAGGCGCTAGAATATGTATCACAGAAGAATTGTATATTCCACAAAGTGATTGGAACGTTGATACTCTTGACGGTAACGGGCCTAGTGGATACACCCTGCTGCCATGGCGCATGCAGATGTTGGGCATGCAGTATACCTGGTATGCTGCCGGATTCATTGAGTTCATGATGCGTGGAGCAGACGGTAAATTTGTATTCCTACACAGAATTAGAAATTCCAATACCAATACAGAAGCTTATATGCGTACAGCCAACTTGCCTGTGCGATATGAAGTTGAAAACAGATCAGCAGTGAATAAACTGGCACTGGCTCTTGGCAGTGGAGACAATAGTCTCACACTTACAGATGCCTATAGATTTCCAAGTACTGGAATCTTGTACATCGGCAACGAATTGATCAGCTACTCTGGAAAATCAGGAAGAACACTCACAGGATTGTCCAGAGCTGCATCATTTACTGCATTCACTGCAGGACAAAATAGAACTTTCACAGCTGGTGTTACAGCATCACATGCTGCGGGAGCAGGAGTTTCATTGATCAGCTGCACCTGTAGCCCCACAATCAGTCACTGGGGATCAGCACTATTAACAGACGGTTTGTTTGATTCTGACAGGGGATATTTGTTTAACTATGCGGTAACCGGATTGTCAGTAACTACAACAAGACAAACTGCTTTTATGTTGAGATTGGCTCCGAGCGTGTCAAACGCCATTGTTGGCGACCTCGGTGAACGAGATCTACTAAACAGAGCGCAGTTGTTGTTGAACGCTATCACATTAACAGCAGACACAGGAAGCGGTGCAATCGTTGTTGAAGGAGTTTTGAATCCTAGAAACTATCCTGCTAGTCCCAGCAATGTGACTTTCACGGGCTTGTCAAGTGCTGCCGCTGGCGGACAGCCAAGTTTTGCTCAGGTGGCACTGGGAGGATCTATCAACTGGGGTGGTGTACCTAGCTCAACAACCACTGCCACGGTGCAGGGAGCATTGACCACCACTATCACAGCTAGAGGTTTTGCCACAGTCACACAGACCGTGACTGCTATAGCACTGCCTACCGGCATAGATATTTCAGGACTTGCAGTCAGCAGTGCTAGAACTGATTTTTATATTTTAAACAGTGCTTACGATTTGATCACAGCAACTCCTTTGAGAGTTGGTGATGGTGTTTTCCTAACTAGTAGAGTAACCGGCGGACAGACCATTGCCAGTATAACCAGAGCCTATCTAGGCACTGCCTATACAAGAATTGTAATGACAGCGGTGGCCAATTCCAGCAGTCCTGTAAATACCAATCAAACCATAACCATAACCAACAGTATTTCTGTTAGCTATTCTAGGGCGTTTTTGGCGGGAAGAACAGATTTCTTGATAACAAATACCGATGCAACCACTTCTAATGTGACGGCAGGCGACTCACTGAGTGCTACAACATATGTGATCGGCGGCCAAACTGCAAGTAGTGTGACTTCATCCTATGCCACAGTGGCTGGTGTAGCTTATACAAGAATCATAATGAACACCGCTGCCAACGCCTCTATTGGTGCTAACACCAACGTGTCAACCACAGTCACTGCTTCAGGCACCACAGCATCATATTCAGGCACAAACTTTTTGTTCTTTACCAACGCTACCTGGAATTCATCTGGTGCTAGTGTGAGCACACGAGTGGCCACATCATTTACTCAATTTTCAGCGGGAACATCTGTATCTGCTGTGGCTACACGTAGACTGGGTGCTACCACAGTGGTTAGAGCTTCGTTCACACAGAACTTGAACACTGCTGTGGCAGCAGCAGCCACAGTGACATTCCAGTTTGGAGATCCGCAGTTTGCGCTGCCAGGTGAACAGGTGTTTTCATTCGTGGCAAATCCAGGTAATACCACAAGTTTAGATTTATTAGAATTGAAAGAGTTGACCACAACAGCAATTGGTGGACGAGGTGCGTTCCCCAATGGACCAGATGTGCTGGCCATCAATGTCTATAAGGTATCGGGTACAGCAACTCCTGCTTCAATTATTCTGCGTTGGGGTGAAGCTCAGGCATAATTGGCGTTGATCGATAGTTGGCAAGTTTCTGTTCTAACTGAGATTTGATTTTTATCAATTCTTGTCTTAGTTCAGAAACTTCAGAATTTATTTTGCCGTTAATGAACATCTGTTCATGGCATCGATCAATGTAGATCACTGTGTTCTTGAACTCTGCAAGCAGCTTGTTCAACTCATCTTGTTTTTCAGTATCCGAAATGTCCGTGATCTTTTTTTGAAAATTAGAATAATCTTCTTTGAAACGTTGACTATTTTGTATTTTTAGCATCATTTTCTAGTACCAGTATAGTGTCAATTTTAGCTCTAATCAGCTGATTGTTCAATGTGGTCTTTAATCCACCATGTAGATTCTTAGGAAGACAATCCACGTTTGCCCAACAGATTGTGTCACTTGCATCCGTTAAGAATTCTAGATCAGTTAGACACACATATGTACCGTATTCAAATCCTCGATCTTCAGAAAGATACAGTTCAATAGGCAGTATCCTACCAACAGCATATCTAGACATCAGCTGCTCAGCATCTTCCAGCAATGTTGAATTTCTAGGAAATGTAGGCACAGTCCATTTTTGATCTTCAAGAATCAATAGAATTCTGCTAGTGTTTTTGGCAAGGAAAAGCAGTCCGGCACGTTGTTGCATCTTGTACTTATACAGGATCTAGATCAAACCTCCAGTATCCTGATGCATACTCTCCTTCGAAACTCTTCATCCATTGACCATCACTGCCCCAACGATACTGTACCCCAGTTTTTAAATTTTGGAACAGTAGACTGATCTTGTCAAATTTATCATTGTTTTCTGGAATATCAGTGTTTTCAATCTGAGTAATATTGGCATTGGCCTTGTAGGCAACTCCATCATAGATCACAATCTGATTCACGGTATAGGCTACAAGAGCCGCAGTAGAAGGGCTAGGAGTAGATACCATCCATTCTGGCATAAGGTTAACCCAAGCTGCACCGCTCCATTCAATGATAGAATTGGCTATAATTACAGGATCGCTACCGTTGAGATTTTTCCAACCATCCGGACCATCGTAGTTGAATGTGGGATTGAATGGAGGTGTATCGACCTGTGTGCCCACGTTTGAACTGTTGTTAACGTCTTCTAACACCAAATATCGTGTGCCTGCTACCAATGGTTGGTCCGCAGTTTCTTTGTTGGGACGTTTGGGATTAAACTTGTAGGGATCTACTATGGCATCTATAGTGGTTCTACCACTGGGGTACACTGAACTCACTACTACTGTATTGGAAGGCTTGTCCTCTAGATTGACCAGCAGTAGAGTGGGGTCAATCTCGTTGACCACAAACGTGCCGCCCAGTTCATTACCATCTGCCTGTAAGAAAAATATTTTGCTGATACCATTGATATAACCACCATACAGCGCAATAATGGCATTCCAATCAATTGGATCACCGGTTTTTGTTGGTGGCTCAAGTCCGTTAGCCAGCAAGGCTTCATTTGGCGCCACGATGGATACATCATAATCATTGGCTTGATTGTTGTTGCTTTTCAACAGTAAAATTCTAAAATTGGCCTGTGTGTTAGGAGTGCGAACGAGACTGGGTGATCCTGCATAGATCAAATCATCCAACGACAGAATATCACCAGTATCACCAAACACATTTGCAACGATATTTCTCACCACGCCCAACTTCTTAACCTTGGTAGGCGGACTGATATAGATAGGCATTTTAAATTCTATGCTGCAAATGTCTATGTCACTGTCTGCGCCTTGAGGGATAGTACGTGAACTAAAGTTCAATGTGGCTAGATCGATCACACTTAGACTGGTCCAGTCAATGTAGTTGTCTGTGGTTTGTATTTCCAAGCTGGGATTGAACAGCACCAAAATCTGTTCCATTAGTTGTAGCTTTTGATCAGTGTTTGAAGTCCATATATCCGCTTTCATTGACAGTTTGAAAGGAGTAGGCATGAGTCTTTCCACTGTGTACCCTGCTCCTTGATAATTTTTATAGTTAATTTCACCGTCAACACTGTCATAGGCACGTTCACTGATGTTGAGCTTGCTGACAAAACTAGCATCAGCCAGCCTAGAAGTGTCTAACTCAAGTCCTGAAATATAACAGGCAATTTTTGGCACTGTGGACATCTTGTTTTCGCTGTTGTCTTTAATTATACTGGCCACTTGTCTAGTAAGATCGCCATACATCACAGGCACATGGCGCAGAGTGTCGTCACCAGCCTTGTATTTAAATCCTATGAACACACGCATGAACTGTGTGACATATCGTCTTATCTGCCCGTCATAAAAATAGTCCATTACTCGTCCGCCTTGGGTCTAAGAGCCTTGCTGAGGCTTTGTTTTTCTTTGATTGTTTTACCGTTCAACACAGCCTCTGCATTGTTATTGATAAAACTGGTTTTGTGTGTGAGTCGCACATCCTTGTCAAGGAACACATCATTAGGAGACCCACCCGCTGCCACATCTTCGGCGCCCATGTTGCTCATGGTCATTCTAGTGACATCTTCTACTTTTACCCAACGTGTGCCGTTGTATCGAAATAGACGCTTGGGTAAAAAATCGTTGCGTAGACAAAATTGACCGACGCTTGGCTGCAGAGGAAAACTAATGCCAGCTGAAAATGGAGCGCCGTTGGGAGGTACACCATCTCCGTCGCCAGTTCCTGGGCCATCATATTCCGGACTTTGATATATGGTGCTGGCTGTGTTGCCAACATATATTGGATCGTTATTTTGGTCGAACAACGGATTGCCTTCGGCATCGGTGGCCTGTGTTTGGAAACTGGCCAATGACGTGGTCAAAGATGCATCAACTAATTCTACCTTACCGTCTGAATCTTTCTGAATCATGTAATGGCGAGTCGTATCGTAGCCACTCTTGGGCGCATCAGATTCTGCTTGATTCAGCACTGCCTGAGTGATCTGCATTTCCTTTTCATAGGTGCTCATGATATCACGCAGTGATTGATCGCTACCTTCTCCAGCTGCTCCATCTAGAATTTCTTTGAATTCTTGACTGTCTACCAACGGCTTGCACTTGGCACGATATAAATGCGGGTACCAAGTCACAGAAAATCCTTCGGCTGCTCGGTTAACTTCTTCTACCACAAAGAAACGCTTCAAGGCAAATTGAAAATCATTCAGCGCATACTCGTCTTTGAGATGCGGAAGTTCTATAACATCGCCGGATATTATTTTTCTACCTAGTTTCTCCACAGTGTCATTGATATGAAATGTAATAAAAATTGTGTCATTTTGTAGGAATAAACCAAATTGACTGAGGTTGAAATCTATGTCCTGCAGACTATATACCCCTCGCAATTGATAAATGTCAGTGTCGTATTTACGATCTCTATTTTCTAAAAATAACAGATCCTGTATGTTACTGACACTGTTGCCTACATAATTAGGTGTAGTATCTGTGGTTTCTGTACTGCTTCCAGGGCCGATGTACTTGTGAACCAGCACGTCGGTGCCGCCCACTTGAAACATTTCCCAGGCAGTTTTATCAATGAATTTATAATCGTTGCCTTTTTCGGGCCGATATAGTGAGAGTCTTGGCATAGTCATATATTTATAAATAACAGTATGAGCCAAATTGATCAATCCAAACAAGGTGTTTACGACTACTGCAAAGCTATGCTGGGCGACGGCATGATCGATGTAGAACTAGACCCTATACATTATGAAACTGCCCTAAGTCGCAGTTTGGGCGTTTTCCGCCAACGTTCAGATAATGCTGTAGAAGAAAGTTATATGTTTTTGACATTACAAGAAAATCAAAATGACTATATTCTACCCAAAGAAGTGCAACAGGTTCGACAAATCTTTCGCCGGAGCATTGGATCACGCACCGGCAACGGATCAGGCGGTACAGTATTTGAACCGTTTAACTTGGCTTACACAAACACCTATTTGTTAAGTTCTACTAACATGGGTGGCTTGCTAACCTATGAATTGTTTAGTCAGTATCAAGAACTAGTAGGTAAAATGTTCGGATCGTTTATTAATTTTAATTGGCATCCACAAAGTCGCAAGTTAACTATTCTACAACGTCCTCGTGGATTTGAAGAAATTATGATTCAGGTGTATAATACCAAACCAGATTTTGCTATCATTGACGATACTTATGCAGGACAGTGGATCAAAGATTACACATTAGCTAACTGTAAAATGATGCTAGGTCAGGCACGTGAAAAGTTTGCTCAAATTGCAGGACCTGGAGGTGGATCAAGCCTTAACGGTGCAGCAATGAAATCAGAAGCCACTGCTGATCTAGAAAGACTAACCAAAGAACTAGAAACTCTAGTATCTGGCGGATCTGGGTACACATTTATCATAGGCTAATGTCTTGACCTTGTGCTAATTCTATAGTATAATTGCTTATAGGAGACAATTATGATTATTGGAATTTGCGGGTTTATCGGTTCAGGCAAGGACACAGTGGCTGACTATCTAGTCAACTTCCACGAATTTAGACGAGAATCATTTGCCAGCACACTTAAAGATGCTGTTGCCGCAGTGTTCGGGTGGGATCGTACCATGCTAGAAGGTCGTACTAAACAGGCTCGAGAGTGGCGTGAACAAGTAGACCCGTGGTGGGCAGAACGTTTAGATATGCCAACGCTAACTCCACGCTGGGTATTACAATACTGGGGTACTGAAGTTTGCCGCAAAGCCTTTCATGACGATATCTGGATTGCCTCCCTAGAAAATAAAATTCGAAATTCACGAGACCATGTGGTTATTTCAGATTGCCGCTTCCCTAACGAAATACAGGCCATAAAAAATGCAGGCGGCAAGATCTATTGGGTACAACGTGGTGATCTACCAGAATGGTATGATGATGCTGTGTTGGCTAACAGTGGTAGCAATGTAGGATTAAACAGCATGAAGATGAAAAAAATTCATGCTAGTGAGTGGGCGTGGATCGGTTGTGAATTTGACGCTGTTCTTGACAACAACGGATCGATAGACGAACTATACAATAGATCAGAAAGCCTAGTAATCGGCGACAAGATCTCCCTGCCGCCAGATAATACCGTCCTTGCTTAATACGCTTACGCAATTAGCGCATACTGTTTTTAGATTGCTGTGACGACAATTGTCTAAATCACCGTCAACGTGAAATACTCTAAAAACTTCCGGGTGTATTGATTTAAATCCGCACTTGTCGCATTGGTTTTTTATTCTATACCCTGCTCTAAACCAGCGGGGTATTCCATGATTAACTCCGTGAGCCATGCAGATTTCGCACAATGATCTATAATAGATCTTGTTGTTCTTTTTATAGTTAACAGCACGGGGTCTTTGCCCGCATCTACAAAGCGGTCTCATAAACATATTTACACCTTTTCAGCCCCTTTTTCATCTAGTATAACAGGCCAATTTTAGCGGATACCGCTAAATAATATGAGCAACTATTACCAGGAGAAAATGGGATGGCACTACAATCACCAGGCGTACAAGTTACGGTAATCGACGAGAGTTTTTATACACCAGCAGAACCTGGTACGACTCCTCTTATCGTTATAGCTACCGCAGAAAGTAAATCTAATGCAGCAGGCACGGGCACTGCTGCTGGTACCACGCAGGCAAATGCTGGCAAGGTATTTAAAATTACCAGCCAACGAGAATTGGTCGACACATATGGTGTGCCGTTCTTTGAAAAGACGGCTTCGTCAAGCCCTATACACGGCAGCGAAAGAAACGAATACGGACTATTAGCAGCATACAGCTTTTTAGGCGTCAGTAATTCAGCATTTATTGTACGTGCAGACGTCGACTTAGATGAACTGCAAGGCCAAACTTCTGCTCCTGGAGCAGAACCAGCTGACGGACAGTGGTGGTTTGATACTAGAGCAACATCATACGGTATTCAAGAATGGAATTCAGCCGCTGCATCGACTACAGGTGGTCAAAAGTTTGCATTGAAAATTCCTCTAGTACTTACCGATGATGACAGTGCAAAAATAAATTCAGGCACTAATGCTCCAAAAGATTCTGTGGGCGCTGTTGGAGACTATGCTGTAGTGGCACAGACCATAGGTGACACAGGTGAGGCAGGATTCAGCCTTGCCAAAGAAGCAATTAAAATTTACTACAAACGCAACCAAGCTCTGCTAGGTGGCGATCATTGGGTCGAAGTTGGTAGCCAAGATTGGGCAGGAAGTCATCCCACAGTGTCGGGCGCCAGCACAGTGACCACAGTCACTCCTAGCCAAACTTTTTCTATCAACGGCACAACTATTACAACGCCAGGCACCCCTACACTAGCAGGCTTTTTAACTTATTTCAACGGTGGCCTCGGTGGCCTAGTTACTGGTGTACGAGCAGTGGCATTGAACAGCCGATTGTATTTGTACACAGACGGAGCCACTGAAACAGATGGTGACTCTGCTCTAGCAAACTCTATCACTATTGCCGGTAGTACCGCAGCGGGCTCAGCACTGGCACAGTTAGGTCTTACTACTGGTACATTTTACGGACCAGCAATACAACAGACACCGCACACTAGTGTACCAGAGTGGAAGTCAACAAACACTAAACCACGTCCAACAGGTTCTGTGTGGATCAAAACCACTGAACCCAACTTTGGAGCAAGATACATTGTCAAACAATGGAATTCAGCTACTAAGACTTGGGTGACCTATTCTGCTCCTGTCTACTCAAGCACACACGCTGCCTTGTATTATCTAGATCGCAGTGGTGGTGGACAAGGCATTGCAACAGATAATTTATTTGTTCAAAGCAACAGCGATGAAAACAGCAACTATGACACGTCACCAGAAACTGCGTCATTTAGAATTTTCAAAAGAGCAACCACAGGCAATACCGTGGTAACATCCAATCCTATAATTTCTGGCACATTTAGTGTAGGATCAAACACATTCACATTCAAGGCATCCAGCAAAGGTAATTTAACATTGGATACTGCCAGCTCAGTGAGCTTTACTGCTCTAGGCACAGTAGGCGATGCAGAACTAATGGCCACAGCAATAAATGCTGTAGGCAGCACCACTGTTGAAGCTTCTGTGACTGCAGACAATGCGGTACAAATCATTCATAAAGAAGGTGGTGACATACGTTTTACAGATGGCACAGGCGCACCAATAAGTGATATATTCACTGCCTATAACATCGACACAGGCACTGGTACACAGAATATGTACACACCAGGCTCTGGTGCTGCAGAAACTTTCCTTGCAACAAATTGGATTCCATTGGCTGCAGAAGATTTTGCTGCATCTGCTACTGCACCTTTGGCCGAACCACAAGACGGACAACTATGGTACACTCCGGTGTTTGATCAAGTAGATATCATGGTACACAACGGTGATATCTGGGTTGGATATAAAACAACAACCAGTCCTTACTATGCTGCAAGCGCAGTTGATAAAACTGATCCAGCAGGACCAATTGTGGCGGCCAGCGAGCCAACAAAACAAAGCGACGGGACAGATTTGAAAAATGGTGACTTGTGGATCAGCACAGCCGATCTAGAAAACTTCCCAACTATCTATCGTTATGATGGTCTGGCCCTAGAATGGGTGTTAGTTGACAAGACTGATCAGACCACAGAAGACGGTATCTTGTTTGCAGACGCTAGATACGGATCAAGTGGCGCTTCAGGTAACACAGCAGCCACTATCGGAGATCTGTTGTTAAGCAACTATGTAGATTTTGACTGTCCAGATCCAGCACTATACCCCAAAGGCATGCTGCTGTGGAATTTACGCAGAAGTGGCGGTAATGTCAAAAGATACAGCAATAATTACATTGACACAGCAGCCGATAACGTGCGTTACGAAGCTTTATACAACGACAACGGCTCCAGTCCAGTTACCGGCGACAGTCAAAGCGCCTACGCAACCGATCGTTGGGTCACAGCTTCACCAAACAACGAAGACGGGTCAGGCAGCTTTGGTCGCAAAGCACAGCGCAGTCTGGTTGTGCAAAAACTCAAATCTGCGATTGACACCAGTTCAGAAGCCAGAGATGAAGAACGTAGAAACTTTAATTTGATCGCTTGCCCAGGATATCCAGAAGCCTACAGCAATTTGATCAACTTAAACCTAGATAGAGGAGTCACAGCATTTGTGGTAGCTGATACTCCACTACGTTTGCCGTCAGATGCAACCAGCCTCACAGCCTGGGGCACCAATGCTAATGGCGCACTAGACAACAATGATACAGGTATTGTTAGCTACGACGAATATTCAGCTGTGTATTATCCCAATGGATTTACCACTGACCTAAGTGGTGCTAACGCAGTGGTTCCTGCATCACACATGATGTTGAGAACTATCGCTCTCAGCGACCAAGTTAGTTATCCATGGTTTGCACCAGCAGGCACACGTCGCGGCGGCATTACCAATGCCACAGCAGTGGGATACATTGATGCAGACACAGGAGAATTCCAGTCAGTGGCGTTGAATGAAGGTCAACGCGACACGCTGTATGATCTCAAAGTAAATCCAATTCCATTCTTTGTTGGAGTAGGACTAGTTGCATATGGTCAAAAGACTCGTGCTAGAAATGCCAGTGCATTGGATCGTATCAATGTATCACGTCTTGTAGTTTATCTACGCAGTCAGCTAAACAAACTTGCTCGTCCGTATATCTTTGAACCCAATGACAAGATTACCAGAGATGAAATCAAAGGGGCTGTTGAGAGTCTGTTGATTGAGTTGGTAGGCTTAAGAGCGTTGTATGATTTTGCCGTGGTCTGCGATGAGTCAAACAACACACCAACAAGAATTGATCGCAATGAGTTGTATGTTGACATAGCGATTGAGCCAGTCAAAGCGATTGAATTTATCTATATTCCATTGCGTATCAAGAACACAGGAGAAATTTAAAAATGGCACTAACTTCCTTAAATAGAATTTCGGTTCCTACCTCAGGAGCCAACAGCGGCACAGCTTTGCTGATGCCAAAACTAAAATATCGCTTTCGGGTGATACTACTAGGATTTGGTGTTGAGGCCAGCACAGAACTAACAAAACAAGTTAGTGATGTAAGTAGACCAACTGTAACATTTGAAGAAATGACTATTGAAGTCTACAACTCAAAAGTCAAACTGGCTGGTAAACCAAGTTGGGGAGATGTCACATTAAATCTACGAGACGATGCCAACGGCCAGGTGCAGAAAATTGTTGGTCAACAGGTACAAAAGCAGTTTGACTTCATGGAACAGGCCAGCGCCCGTTCAGGTATTGATTACAAATTCCAAATGAACATCGAAATGTTAGATGGTGGCAATGGTAGTTTTGAACCAAACATCCTTGAAAAATGGGAAACGTATGGTTGCTATGTATCAGAAGTCAACTATGGTGAAGCCAACTATGGTTCCAATGAACCAATGACAGTGGCTCTTACTATCAAGTATGACAATGCTGTACAGTTCGCAGGTGGCACAGGCACAGGCACAGCACGAGGTATCGGTGCAGTTGTAGGCCGAAGTCTTGGCGAGGCTGTAACAGGCCGCGGCAGCTCGAACTAATATCAACCGCTGATCAAAAACCCGGATTAATCCCCGGGTTTTTTTACGGCTAAATAATTATATGTCAAATGTATTCACAAGATTTCTCGGCGGTGTAGGAGAAGGGTTACTTACACCCAAAGGCGGCCTCGCGGATTTCCGTCATGCCAGCAAACTGTTTGTTGAAAACGGCTACCGGCTTATGCCTCGCACCAAGTTCATGTTTTATGTGCGGTTTGAGATTGATAAAACAGTATTATCATCACCGGTATTCACTAACACTCATGCAGACGAAATTGGTTATCTTATCAAGAGTACTGATCTGCCTAAATTTAAATTTGAAACAGTCACCAAAAATCAATACAATAGAAAACACATAATTTATAAAAATTTTACCTATGAAGGTATCTCAATGAAATTCCATGACGACAGTGCAGGAGTAATCAATGCATTGTGGGCATTATACATGGGAACCTATGTACAAGATCGATTCAATCCCGAGGCAGCATTTAGCAAGACAAATCTTGCCGCTTCCGGAACTACATTTCAAGGCTTTAGATACAGTCTCGACAAGCAGGGAAAAACTGTGGACTTTTTTAAGTCTATTACTATATATACTATGAGTCGTCGTAGGTTTTTAGGATATACATTAATCAATCCTAAAATTACAAGTTGGCAACACGGTGATGCCGGATATAGTGCAAATGAATTTAATGAAACTACAATGAATATAGAATATGAGTCTGTAGTCTACAGCTCAGGAAGTGTTGCTAAGAATACTCCCAAAGGATTTGCTAACTTATACTACGATAGTGTGCCAAGTCCATTAACTGTAGCAGGCGGCGGCGTCGGAAACTTATTAGGCGAAGGCGGTGTACTAGACGGACTCGAAAGTATATTCGGAGATGTCAGTAGCGGAGCTGCATTTGGCAGTGTAGGAGGATTCCTTGGCACCGCCATTGCCGCAGTGAATACTGCAAAAAATATTGGAAAACTATCCAAGGCAAGCCTGCGAGCAGAAGCCATAGGATTATTAAGTAGTCCTGCTGCTATTGGAGGTATTATCAATACCGTAGGCGGAACTTTGGGATCAGTGTTTCCAAAAAACAACGGCGGCAACGGTGGTACACAGGCCACGCAACGCTCAATCGCCCCACCGCCACAAGACCTAGGACAATTCTTATAATATGCCAAGTTTACCAAATTCTCTTCAGCAAGATAGTGCTGCTGGAACAAAATTATTTTTTGATCGTTACGGCGAACGAACTTTGGAATTTGGAGCCAACGAAGTCGGTGCTGCTATTGCTTTTTTCCAAAGTCGTGGATTTGAAAACGAAGCGGCTCTTATCACAGCACAGGTTTTATTGAATCAAGCCAAACTCGACGACGTTCCGGTGTTTAAAATCATCGACACTCTCAAGAATTTTAATGGCGTTCAAATTAGTGCTCTGGTGGCTGAGATTCTAAACAACAATAGAAATGCCACAAGTTCACTGGGTTATCGCACTGACTTAATAGAAAAACAAAATCAAACTAGAAATATTTTTGCCTAATGCCAAAGTTTGCTCAAGGTCGATTTGAAATGAAAAATGTCGACAAATATGTTGGCAAAAAAACACCATTGGCTCGAAGTTCGTGGGAATTTATTTTTATGAAGATGTTGGACGAACATCCGGGTGTTGAAAAGTGGGCCAGCGAAAGCATACAAATTCCCTACAGAGATCCGTTAACCGGCAAGTATACAATATATGTTCCTGATTTTTTTATCACTTATGTGGATAAAAATGGGAAAAAACATGCAGAAGTTGTAGAAGTTAAACCAGCTAGTCAAACGTTTATAGAACAGGTGGGAAAGAGTCAGTACAATCAACAGCAGTATGTTAAAAATATGGCCAAATGGGAAGCTGCCGCAGCCTGGTGCAAACAGCAAGGTGTCAAGTTCCGCATAGTCAACGAAGGCGATATTTTTCATCAAGGCTCAAAACGCAGATAAGTAATGTATGACGAAAAAACTTGAAGAACTGTTTAATCTAGAAGAATCTAAACCTGCAAAGGAAACAGCCCCTGTTGAACCCAAAATAGATCACACAGAAGTTCGCAGTTTAGATGACAGCTATAAAGCGGTGGCTGAGATTACTCGCAGTTTACCACAAGTAAAAGAACTAGACGAACTTAATGATCACGAACTAGACAATCTAGCATCAAAAGCTGAACAGGCCTATGACGACCTAATGGATTTAGGAATGAATGTAGAAGTTCGTTATAGCAGTCGTATTTTTGAAGTGGCCAGCTCAATGTTAGGCCATGCAATTACAGCTAAGTCTAATAAAATTGAGAAAAAACTCAAGGCTATTGACATGCAAATGAAGAAATACAAAATTGACAAAGATAACAACGAAGACCCAAATGATGTTATTAACGGGCAAGGATATGTGATCACTGACCGCAACGAGCTGATCAAGAAACTGGGCGGAAAAGCATAAATACTACTATGAAAACTTTCAAAGAATATCTTGCCGAAGGCAAAAAATCATACAGCTTTAAAATTAAAGTTGCCGGTGATCTGCCCGAAGATTTCCAATCAAACTTAAAAACGTCCCTAGAAAGATGCAAAGTTATGAAAATGGAAAAACTCAGCACAACACCAATCCAAGCAGTTCCTATGGATTTTCCAACTATGAAAAACTGTGAAGTTCACGTTTTTGAAGTTGCTTGTGAATATCCTATTACTTCGCCTGAAATCAGCAGTGATATCAAGAGTATGGGTCTAGACGAAGCTAGTTTTAGAGTAAGAGGAAGCAACGAATCTTCTGAAACTGATCAAGGTGAAATAGAAATTTTAAACACTGACGGGCTGTTAACTGACAGTCAGTATAAAGAAGGTACCAATGTCAAGCACAAAGATTTCTTTGGCGATGACTTTAACAAGAGTTTTTTAAAAGATTTAAGCAAAGTTGCTAAACAACAAAAGAAAGACAACGGTCAGACAGAATATAAACTGCCCAAGGCCAAAATTGATAAGACCGGCGTAAAAAGCGCCCTAGGGAGTTAATATGAATTTCAATGAATTGATGTCTAAAATGCGCGAGCTGGATGCTCCTGTCGCTCCATTGGGGGCGGTTGAGGCCTGTGGCGATCCAATGGGCATGCCCCCGCCGAGTATTCCTAGCAAGCCCGATGAACCTCCCCCAAGCATGAGTTTGAACCTCAATGCACAGGGCATGGACAACATTGCTGAATTAATGAAGTTGATGACCAAAGTCAATCCAGACATGATCAATCAACCAGCACCAATGAGCATGCCTCCAATGAGTGCCGAACCAAGCATCATGAGTATCAAGCCTCCAATGCCAGGCATTGGAGATCTAGGAAATCTAGATTCAGGACCATTAAAAATGTTGCCTGACCTAGACAAAGACGAACCACACAGTGAGCCTGATGCAGATAATAGAGGCGGTCCTAGTGACATGGATGCAGACAATATGCCTCCAATGGGTGACCTAGATCGTGACGATAAAGGCATTGACTCTATTCAAAAGTCTATGGGCGACCGAGACGGTGACGGCGATCATGACATGGATGATCATGACATGGAAAAAGACGGCAAAGAAGGCGACAAGAAAGACAAAGAAGAAGCATTCGGTAATGCACCGGAAGGCGCATCTGGACAAGAATATCATGGCATAGATGCTGCTATTCCAGACGGCGACGACTTGAACAAGCCAAAGAAAAGTTTTAGCGGTAAACCATATCGTGGCGACAATCCTATGGCTGCCGGCGCTTACGAAAGCAAAGAACAACTACGTGCCAGCATCAAGGAAGAATTACGTAGACGTTTATCAGAAGCAAAAAGTGAAAAGTTTGATCCACTAAAACATGTTAAGAATCCAACACAGGGTGAGAAGAATGCAGCACCCGATGTTAATCGTGAAAAATATGGCGATCGGGCAGCAATATTAAGATCCGCCGAAAAAGACGGTCGCTTAAAGACTACGTGATACAAGTCAAATCCAAATAGGCTCTCCGGAGCCTATTTTTTTCAGTAAATAACAGTATGGCAAAATCACTAGACGGTAATTTAATTAAGAAAGCTCATGCACCTCAACGATATACTCTTGAGGAAGTCAAGCATCTTGAAGCATGTATGGATCCTGTCACTGGTCCGCTGTATTTTTGTAAAAACTTTTTAAAGATTCAGCACCCTGTACGTGGATCAATTCCGTTTGCACCTTACGAATATCAAGAAAGACTAATAGATGCCTATCACAACAACAAACAGTGTATTGCCATGCTGCCACGACAGATGGGTAAGACCACCTGTGCCACAGGATACTTGTTATGGTACACAATGTTTGTGCCAGAAGCACAGGTTTTAATTGCTGCTCACAAATACGAAGGTGCGCAGGACATTATGAATCGTTATCGATTCGGTTACGAAAACCTGCCAGATTTTATTCGTGCAGGTGTGTATAGCTACAATAGAAACACCATTGAGTATGACAACGGAGCTCGTATACAGGCAGTGACAACTACAGAAAATACAGGTCGTGGTAAATCTCTTTCACTGATCTATTGCGATGAGTTTGCGTTTGTGCAGCCTCCAGAAAAAGCCAAAGAATTCTGGACTGCACTGTCACCAACATTATCAACAGGCGGTAAATGTATTATTACATCAACACCAAACAGTGACGAAGATCAGTTTGCGTTAATTTGGACTGAGGCTAACAAGCGATTCGATGAGCATGGGAATGAACAGCAATTAGGTATGAATGGATTCCACAGTTTCTTTGCACACTGGGCAGAACATCCAGATCGTGATGAGAAGTGGGCTCAGACAGAACGTGCAAAGATTGGTGAAGAGCGTTTCCGTCGTGAATTTGATTGCGAATTCTTGATCTTTGACGAAACGCTAATCAATGCTGTGCGACTGGCAGAAATGAAAGGTGTTGACCCTATCATGACCATGGGGCAAACACGTTTTTATAAAGACATTGACCCAAGAGCAACTTATCTAGTTTCCCTAGATCCTTCATTAGGCACTGGTGGGGACTATGGTGCCATACAGGTGTTTGAAATGCCCAGTATGGAACAGGTAGCAGAATGGCGACATAATCTAACTCCTATTCAAGCACAGGTTAAACACCTAAGAGAAATTTGCAAGTACATTCAAGACCGAGGACTAGAAAAGGGCGGTATTCCGCAACTTTATTACAGTGTTGAAAACAATACACTAGGCGAAGCTGCTCTTATTGTTATTAGTAATCTAGGAGAAGAAAACTTCCCAGGATTATTCCTTTCTGAGCCTATGCGTAAGGGTCATGTACGTAAATTTAGAAAAGGATTTAACACAACACACAAGACAAAAATCACTGCTTGTAGTCAGGTTAAACACATGTTAGAAACACAAAAAATGAAGATTTACTCTAAACCTCTAATATCTGAGCTTAAAACATTTGTGGCACACGGAGTGGGATTTGGCGCTAAAACAGGCGAACACGACGACCTAGTAAGTGCCATGCTGTTAATAATACGTATGGCTGGAGTATTATCAGATTGGGATCCCAAGATCTACGAAAAGATGACAGAAAAATTAAGCGAAGATCAAATGCCCATGCCGATATTTGTCTCTAGCGGTTTTTGATAAATATAACTATGGACGCAACAAACAATATAGCCACCGATTTATTCTATAAAATTAGAAGCCGCTTCAAAGGCCTAAAACTAGGCGATGGAACCGGTTCAATTACCATCAATCCCGAAGATGCCCGATTCTTTGACTTTGATTATATGGAAGGCGAAACTGCAATCGGGCATGTTAGTATTAGCCTAGCAGAACAAAATTCATTAAAAGTATATTTCTCAACAGGAATTACAGAATCAATGGATGGCGGACAAAAAGATAATTGGTATGGATTTCTAAAAGAATTACGTACATTTGCAAAACGTAGACTAATGGCGTTCGATACTAGAGACATTGCCAAAGACAATCTAGATCAAAGAGATTATGAATTTCTAAGTCAGCACAATCAGCCTAAAGATCAAGCAAACACAGTAGTTAAACCTGTTGGAGAAAGCATTATGAGTGAAAGCGCACTATACGGATCAAAGACCGTTAGTTATCAAAAGTTAATGGACACACGTCTTATCATCAAACACAATCAAGCAGTAATGGACGATGCAGCACCTGGTGCTAGAAGCCGTAACATTTCTGGACTGTTTGTTGAAAATCAAGACGGAGAACGTTTTAAATATCCATTTATTCATCTAGCAGGTGCCCGTGCAATGCAACGTCACGTGGCCAACGGTGGCGTGCCATATGACGACATTGGTAAAAGCATTGTTAACATGAGTGAAGAAATTGCACAGCTAAAGAGTTTTGGCAATTATGTTGTGCGCAACGATCTAATGAATTCAGATACAAATAATGTTGTAGAAAGATCAGCAGAACAACTAAACAGATTGCGCGAGCAAATTAAAGCTATGAGCAAGCAAAGCCACTACGAACAATATCGTGAATCATTCCAGGCACAAACACAAGAAGAAGTTCCACAAGAATTTGTAGAAGAATTTACAGAAAAATTCACAGTTAGAAACTTCAAAGAAGATATTAAAAATGTGTTCCCGGTCTTGTATAGACTGATGAAAGAAAGCGACATAGGCTATGACGACATAGTCGCAATGACAACCACAGAACAAGAAACCGTAGAGGATGTTGAGCTCGATGAACACAACGAGTTCGATCGCTTTGAATCTTGGGTTATGGGGTTAGGCGAAGACTCAGCTATTGCTAGTCAAGATCCACAAGAACAACAGACAGCAAAACAAGAATTACAAGAGTTGGTTAGTCAGGCATTCCCAACAGGCGTTGATGGTTCAAATGCTATCGAAAGTCTAAAAGGCATCATTGAAGATCCACAATTATTTAAAGCTATCAAAGAACAAGCACAACAAGATCCAGACTCTGATGTTCGTGGTATGGTAAAAGATTGGCTAGAATCTAATGCTCCAGAAGCAATTGAAGGGTTAGATTTTGGAGACTTTGAGGAACAGCCTGCAATGGATGCTGAAGAACAACCACAAGAAGCCAGTGATGGTCCTAACAAAAGCGATGTACCTGCATATCTACGCAAACAAAAAGGTGGAGATGATTGGAAGGTCAGCACTAAAGACGTAGAAGATGAAAAAACTAAATCTCCAACAAGTTCAGCAGGCTTAGCACGTAGAAAACAAGAACTAGGAATGGGAGAAGCTGATAGCGAGCCTAGCAAAAAAGATGACGACAATTCTCCTCCTTGGGATACCGACGACGAAGAAAAGTCACAATTTAAAAAGCCCAATAATCCAAATCGTACAGGCCAAGACAGTGCTAGAGCATTAGCACAACGAGGCATGCAGTCTAAAATGAATGTACAAGAGTTAGCAGAATTCATCAGTAGTTTTTATGATAGAAATTCAGGTACATTCCCTAAAGGTCCAGAAGGCGTTGTTATCATGGTAGGCAAAAAGTTTGGTGAACAGGCAGAAATGGTTGCTCGCAAAATGGTAGAAAGAATGGCTCCACAACAACAAGATCCACAAATTGCAGAATTAGCACGTATTAGAGAATTAGCAGGCTATTAAGATTGTTCGTAGCAGTTAGAGTCTAGTTAACTCTATTAGATTGGGCACTTAGGTGTCCTTTCTTTTGGCGAAATCAGTTGTCAACGTAATTGTCAACTAAGGCGTTATATATATGTAGGGGTAGAAATTCCTACTTAACCAAAAGGAAACTTTAAAATGAAATCAGCAATCGCAATCCTCGCTACCGTGTTCGCAGTATCAGCATTTGCACAAGCACCTGCCAAGAAAGAAGAAGCCAAGCCAGCAGCACC